TAGATAATATTCTTCGTGTCTGTGCGGTGAATGATTGTAATATAGTGATTTTTCGTGATGTTTGATGTTCTTCTATTTGATGTTGCTGTAATATTCTTTGTAATTGCGCATTATAATATGAAGGTATCGCTGTACTTTCAAAAATAACACTTGCTTCATTAGACCAATCACCTTCTACGTCGTTAATAACTCTACGTACTCGATAAAAATATTCAACACCATTAAAAAATGTAATAGTATGATTATACGTATATGTTTCCGCATTAACAGATATTATATCATTCCAATTACCTTCTGCACCTTGTTTAAATTGTATGTCAAATCTATCCGGCATTATTCATTAATCTCTTCATATTTATATGAATGAATTGCTTCATCAGAAACAAATCGACAAACACCTGCACCTCCTTCTGGTAATGTAGGTAATTGTCTATCAAAAGTGTAAGATACGGGCGCACTCTGTGATTCAGCCCAAACTTTAAAATATAAATTCCTATCGGTATCAACTAACAAATGAATATTAATTTTTTCTCCATAAAGATTATTGCCAAAATTATAATCATTTGAGCTAAAAGAATTATTATTACCTACAGATATTTGTAAATCAAAATCATGGGTATTTTGTACCCTTATTCGAGCAAGTACACCGTGTCTATCATTGGTATCTGGATGACCACTAATAAACAATGAAGGCCCAATACAAGTATTTGGAAGACCGGTTGTTAAAATAACAGTGACAACCGCCTCAACATGTATTTCAATATCTCCGGGTGCTCTATTAGGAATATTCGACCATAAAAGATGATCTGAATTATTACTACCAGATACCGCTAATTTTTTTCCTCCCGGAGAATTTATATCTTCTTGCACTAACCATGAAGCACCTGTTCCCCAATCTTTTGTCCATCCGGCAGGTTGTTGATCATTATCATATTCTGAAAAATCTGTTTCGGTCGGTTCCGGTTCTACTGGTTCTTCAATTAACGTTACATTTTCATAAATATTTTCGTCTATAACTTCTATGGTACCATTAAAAATTTCATATCCATTTTTTTCAACAGTATAATTATAAATTCCGGCCGGAACTTGTTCAAATACATAATCACCTGGATCATTTGTAACACCATCAAATGTTATAACAGCATCTGTTATAGGTTGTTGTTGTTCGTCTATTACATTAAAATTAACTTCAAATAGATCAAACCAATCTAATTGAATATGTTCTTCAACTTGTGTAGCTTCTAAATTAACAGATGGAATTTCTAACGTTGAAAACTGTATGGTATCTCCATAACCAATACCTTCACTATTTATTGCATATGCACGAATTCTGTAATCAGTATTATGTTTTAATTCTGTTATATTTAAATCATATGCGCCAACAAAATGACCTTCTACAAAAACCTTTTCATCGTTTATTGTTGGATCACCAGATATTCCCTCCATATACACAAAACCATATTCAATTATATTAGATAAATTAGAAGATATAATTGTACCATATGCTCTTGCAGAACCATATGATATATCATCTACATTAGATGTTAAAACAGTTGGTTCTTGTAATTTTTGAATGTCTCTTTGAGTCTGTGCTAAATATTGTTGAAGTGGGGTAAGTTCGTAACCTTCTATAATAAAAAATAAAACGGTATCCTCATTTTCACCATATCGACCACCAATACTATGAAAATAAAAATCTTCTGGTCGATGAGCACTTGCAAAAACTCTTATATTATTTGAGTCCCCAACATTAAAGCGTATAATTTTTTCCGGTTGCCATGTATCTCCATTATCAAAAGATTCAATATATCGTAAGGCATCTTGACTAACAAAATATATCCTTAATGAATTATCGTTATTATATGATAAATGTAGTACATTTTGAGCAAGAGAAGCGACTTGTGTTATTGTATTATTAGCATTAATTCTTTTAACAATATTTGCATATGAATAAAATGTTGTATTATTTTTTCCTTTACATACTGTCCAATAATCAAATTGACCAGCATCCTCATCTAAAACTTCAGAAGTAATACTTCCGGCATCATCTGGACTTGCACCCTCTGTCCATATACGTCTTGAAATAGAAGAAGGCATATCACCAACAGTTCTTGCAACAAATGACATTCTTCCTTCACTTTGTTCAATCACTGCGGGAATACCTCCTGAAATAGTGGATATTGCTGTTGCCATAGAAAAACGTATAGGAAATCCGGAACGTGTTGTCCAACCGCCTTCATCATTAATAGAACTTGTTAAACCATAAGTAAGTCGATTACCGACACCATCAACCCATATACTTGCTTGCCATGTAATCCACGGTCTTCCTAAATAATCTGCTCCAATCTTTATGCCAATTTCTTCATATAAAAAACGATACTCACCATCTTCTACATTAAATGCAAGGTCAATTTCTGATAATAAAACAGTAGATGTGAATGTTATTGAACCATCACCATTTAATTTTCCCCTTTTATATGCAATTCTATTATTGTTCGTTTCAAGATTTATCCTTGCACCAATATGTATATATCCAAACTTATCTACATCCATAGAGTGGGCTGATGAAAAAACTCTTTCAGGGCTTTCTGTGATTAATGGAGTAGCAGTATATTCATTCCATTCATCGGTATTAACAGGCCGTGACCTATAATGAACCCTATGCCCTGAAAGGCCGGGGGGAGGAAAAGCCACGAATTCCCACACTCTACCCTCTGAAATAAATTGACCAAAATTAGAATTAGTCTGTTGACCATGCGGATGAAACGGAGTCACCCCCTCTTCAAAAATATTATGTCTTTCTGTTTCATCATAGAATAATATTTTATTAGACGCATCACGATATTTTCTTCGTGTTTGTGCTTTAGAGAAAAATTCAGGGGGGCCTATAATATCACGTTCTGTTTGTGCCTTATATAATGCAAGTATATCAAGAGTAGTTACGGTAATTGTATTACCATATCCTGTACCTACACTATTAATTGCATACGCACGAATCCGATATGATGTACCTAATGTTAATCCTATAATGGTATCACTATAAGGAAAACCGGAACTTTGATCACCTGTTCCTGTTACAATAACAGTATTTGATTCGTCGGGTTCTCCAGATGTCCCTTCCATTAAATAAAAACCCCATTCGATAACATTTTGTGTTCCTGGGCTTGTTACTTCTGCATCAATATCAAATGAAACAGTAGTAATATTTGAAGCAGAACCTGTTGTTACTTGTGGGGGTACAGGCTTACCTCCGATAAAATACTGTGGTATCGGTAGGTTATGTTTTTCAAACCACCAACATAAATGTATAGGCTTTGATTTTTTTAATTTTTTTTCTGGAAGGAAAAGCCGTAATGTTTTAAATAAAAAATCTGTTGATTTTTCAATGATTCCGGCAATTTTCTGTATAGCAAATTTTTTCATCGTATAGGTATGCCTACTCTCTTAATCATATAATAATGAAATCGACTGGTATCAAGCGACAATTTTTTTATTAAACGAAAATCATAATATGCATGCATATCTGAATAGTCTTGTGCATGTATGATTAGATAATTGGATATTCTTTTAAGGTTATTAGCGAATTCTTTTTTATATATAAATTCGCATGGGTGAACATCTTCATATAAATCTACAATAACACAATCGTATGCAGGACAATCTTTAACATAAATTTCAGCATCTTGTTCTATGAAATTTATATCATACGGATCTTCGACAAATTTAATATCAATGGCGGTTATCGGAACATCACCATGTATCAATTTAATTAATCCCGCAGTTGTTCCACCTGCATAACCGAGCATTAAAACATTTTCAGGCTTATACTGCGGGACTAAATATATCCACGGGCCGAACGTTAAATATTCAGTACAAGGATATACGGAATTTAATAATCCTTTACCATTAAGAATATTTCGCATTGATTATACAGATTCACCAATACCCTCAACGGATAAAAGAACACTATTATCAACACCGATTTCTTCATCGTCTGTTGCACGGGCACGAGCCCAAAAATAAACACGTCCACCAGCTCCTGCACCAACAGTTCCTAATGATAAAGCTACGCCCCAATTTTCATACGTTCCTGGACTTTCAGCGACATCGGGAGCAAGTGACCATTTATCATTCGTCGCTCCTTCGGGTTCAACCACAACATCTGTCGCCTGGTATCCTGCATCACATTCAGCATACAAACGAACAGAATCCGTTTCTTCTAAATCGGCTCGAAGCGTAAAAGTGACAGCGTTTGCAAATTCACCCTGCGGGCTCAACAAACTATTGTCGGAAGCTCTATATAATTTTAATACACTTGACATTTACTTCTCTCCTTATTACATGTTGGACAAGTTTTTTGATTAATTAAAACTGCTCGATTGCATTTAGAACATATCCAATGTTTAATCATAATAACAATATAGTAATAGCACCTATTATAAATCCACCTCCACCTATATACAAATAATCAATGAAAGGTATCTTTGTATGCTTTTCAAGTGTATTTATATATTCATCCCGTATACGTATTCTATCTTCATTAAGATTTATAATATTCTTTTTCTTTTCCATTATGGAACGATATTCAATCAACTGCATTTTATAGTTTTCAATTTTTATTCTATTAATATATAATTCATTAAGATCAATTAATATCTGTTTAAAATGTATAACAGGTATTTCAACGTATTCAATTTCATCTTGTGAATATATACTCATGGGTATAAGTAAGAACAATAATAAATATTTCATACTCACCTCAATAATTCAGGATGCCATCCTAATAGTGTTCGTAAACTATCAAGTTCCATTAATAATGTATCTTTGTCGGTAATCATTAAATAATATCGTTCACGCTCTACAATTTGTGTTTCAAGCTGTTTTATTTCTTCATTGAATATAAATAAAGTATCTTTAGAGGCAGTTATTGTTTCCTCAAGATTTTTTATCTGTGTTTCTAATGTAGTATTAGTATGTAAAAATGAATCTCTTATAATACGCATTTGAACGATGTTCCTATATTCAGCATATCCTACATACACAACAAATAAAAACAGCATTATATAAATTATATATTTATTCCAATTAATGTTATACATATATTTTTCTCCATAGTTGTTTTAAAAACATTAAAATCTGCGAAAATAGGTCATTTCCGACACTGCTCGGTTCTGTCCGCACTATTTCAGTTTCACTTTCTTCAATTTTTGATTTTTCTTCGGGCGTATATTTCATTTTTATCAATAGATGTGTAATACCTTCATCACGTATATATTGTTTTATTATTTCAGTAGGATGTGCACTTAATCCTGCACCTAAACGATTTCGTTTTCTATCGGATAACCACCAATTACCATATCCTTGACAACCTAAAAAGTCATCGGGATAGTTACCGGAATGTAAAACACAAGCATATCTTCCTTTGTTATTCGGTCGATGTTCCGGTAAATGATACACATCTAATTCAGGGTTAACCATAGCAAAAGTATCGGGATATTTCTCCGAACTGTGGGGTAGTAATTCATATAATCCTAAAGGTATAGCAGATTGAAAGGGTATATTATTATTATATTCCCTTTCAACAGATATATACTTTTTATTATATATTTCTACTTCTCCAAATCTTCCATAGGGTTCGTTAATCATTATATTGATTTCTAATATCTTCATATCCTTATCCACTTTGTTATTAGAATAATCAATAAAACAGATGTAATAGCACCTGTTACAAAACTACTAAATAAAAATATAACAGCTTTATCCTGGTTTTTAATTCGTACACAAAATATAGTTGCAAATACTAAAATAATTGTGATACCAAAAAATATTGACAAAAACAATTGTAAAGTATTCATCTTATTCTCCTCAAAAAAATGTCTTTAATAAAAAATGTAATAATACACCTCCCAAAATAGTAATAGAAATACTTATTATCGAAGATATTATTGTCGCCTTTGTTTGTGCTATCTTAGAAACATCCCTGCGCAACAAAGCAATATCAACAGCATCACTTTTATCTTTTTTTGAACTTTCTTTCTGCATTAAATCAATACGTTCAGATACCTTATCACTAAACTCCTTTAACTCTTTTCTTACTTGAAGTGTTTCATTATGGTTATTTCGTAATGTTAAAAAAACGGCGGCTCGCCAATTCTCCCAATCGCCTGATTCAGGTAAATCGGTTAAAAATTTTTCTCCATTAGACATATATTATATCCCTATATATACCAACAAAATTTATCAATGCATCTTTATCAACTATGGGATAAATTGATAAATGTGCTTTAACTAATTTTCCTTCCTTTGATTTATTGGTGATATATCCCTCCCATTTAGCAGTATTACTCAATGATTTTTTTATATCTTTTCGTAAATGTTTATCCATACCTTCATATGAAAATACAGCGGGTGTTTTTCCAATTATTTCATAACGTGTATATCCAAATATCTTCGAAAATTTCGGATTTATATATATTACCCTTGGACCGTCATTATTTATATTAGGCTCGGTAACAATAACAGCTTCATCAAGATTATCAATAGCACTTTTAAATATCTTTTCTGTTTCATGAAGAATTGATTCAAAATGTTTTACATCCGATTTATCTCTAATAGATGCAAGAATATATAATTTATCTTTCAATTGAATCCGCGACAATGCTATTTCAAGATATAATTTTTTACTTGTCTTCGGTTCTCTTCCAATCCAAAGAAATGAAGGCGATTTTCCTTCAATGGCTTCTTTCCATAATTTAGGAATTGATTCAAATGGACTTTCTTTATGCGACAAATCATATAACATATTCATATTAGTCAGTTCCATCTTTGACAAATTAAATATGTTCAATGCACTTTTATTAGCATCAATAATATTGCCTTTTTCATTATGAATAATTATTCCATCTTTAACATTATTAAAAATTTCATGTAATACTTTTGCAGTATTTTCCATTCGTTCTTCGTACCGAATAAAATCATTCATTAAACCCGTAAGTTTTAAAATATCTTTTTCACTCATATATATTCCTTCATTATGTAACATCTTCGTTATATATTCGTAATTCAAAAAACAATGGATAATCATTAAGGACACCATCTGAATATGATAAATCTCCTTGATTATTTCCCTTCATTGTTTCAACTTTTATATTGTCATCATTTTCTCTGAATATCTTTATTGTTATTATTTCAGAAATTGTCAAAAAACTGCAAAAATTGTTCAAAATAAATAATCTATTTTCAATAAATATATCATTTAATGCTCCTTTATATATACCAACATCTTCTCTTTCCCAAAATATATCACCAATATTATTTTCAAATATTAATACGTCAGGATCATTGGTACTTTCCTGTATCATCTTTGCAGAATAGACAATATAATTTAATCCTGGAAGAACTGCCTTTTTAGTAGCGGTTATTTCCTCTACAATCATTTTTTTAGGAATGCTCATTTAATATCCTACAACACTAATATGTGAAGATGTATATGTATCAATTAATTCAAACAATAATTTATCTTCCACCTCATAAAATTCATTATCTTGATTTATACCATAAACTTTAAGTCTCTTGTCATCATGTTGATCCCAATAAGTAAACACAACGACAAATCTCCCATATTTATCAGTTGCAACATTTTCACCTTCCCATGAAAACCAGACATCATTCACTCCGTCGGTTTCAATTGTTATCGGAGAAAGCCAACTTGTTCCATCAAAAATTCTACCTTTTAAATGTGTTGTTGTACTTCCATTTCTATTATAATATTCATATACCATTACCATTCGATTATTAAAACCAACGGCAAGTTTTGGAAAACCAATAGCATCTATTTCAATATAATGTGATCCATCAACATTATACATTCCGGGCTGTACTGGAGTAAACGTTTGCCAATTATCTCCTTCTCTTTTTCTATAATAAATAGCATGACGAGCGTTTGAATAGGGGCTTGCATCCTGAAGCCACCCCATTAATATATGTACATTATTATCGTTATCTACTCTTAAACTCGCCGCATATATATGATGTTCAGCATTTGGATGACTTACAACAATAGGTGAAGACCATAAACCACCTTCATTATTTACGTATTCAACTCTATCAATTTGACTTCCTACTTCAATATCATCATAATATCTTCTATGCCATATAACATGTACGACATTATTCAAATCTATATCACAACATACTCTATAATGTGCCGTATCGTCAAAATCAGAAATTTTTTCTATACTACTTGCAACTTCTGTATCAAGATTATATGTCTGGTGATAAATAGCTAACGGTGTAAGATTAGTTTCCTGCGCTCTTGCAAATATATGTACAAGAGAACCTTCACGAGCTGCAATATATGTTTGGTCAATTCGATGTAAATCATTCACCCATCCGGGTAATTCAATATGATTCCATGTTGCCCCGTCATCTGTTGATTTCATTAATCGAATACCTTCAACAGATGGATTAAAATCATATGTAGCAACCATTGCCGCAACAAATGTCTTATTACCAACATATCTTAAATTGTCAGCCCCTGCATATAATGCAGTATGCCATACGGCTGCATCCGGTGAAGTAGGAACAGTTTTTTGTTGTGTACTGTTATAAAATATAATTCTACCCGACATATCTTCATTCTCCGGTAAATCATATTTTTCTTTATAGTCAGCATCATGTAATAACACACCATATTCAGGAACTTGGTATTCAAACGGTATATCTTCTATTGCATCTGTTCTAAATAAAATTAAAAAGAATGATAACCATCCTGATAATACAGCATCAATAAGAAATGAATTATGTCCTCGATTTAATATATTAGCACCAATAGCTGTTCTTTCATCACTTTCATCGTTATCATGTTTATCATTTAATCTAAAATTCAAATAATATTCATCGGTCTCTACAGTATCAAACATTACTACAGTTTTACCTTCCGGTATTAATAATTCTCCTGCTCGATATATTACATTTCTTCCGGTGGATGATCCTGGAGGCAAGGTGGGCTGTGTAATAACTTCTTCACCACTATCACCGCCACTTGTCAATGTAGCAGTAGATATACCAACACCTCTATCTTCTGGAAGTAGTTTTGGTATTTTAACAGTTTCAAAATCATATACATAAGAATCAACAGATATTAATTCAAATGATATTTCTCTACTTGCATAATCAATGCTAAATTCCGTCACAAAATATCGTTTTCCATCAATTAAAAATTCATCTATTATTTCCCATTGGGCTTCTTCATGGTGATAATAAAATGTAAGTTGATATGATTCTTTACGATGACCATAAAACTCTAAATATTTTACGGCAAAATCATGTGCATAATTATTAAGTTTATCAATAGTATTTATATATTCATCTACAACAATAATCTCCTTATTAAGAACATTTGAAGGTTTAATATCATCTCGTTTAACAACTTTAGCATGCCCTTCAATATATTCACCTCTCCATCGTGGATAGACATCAACATCATCCACAAGAACAACTGCGGCACCTGATTCAAAAATATTAATTTTACCAACAGGTTCAGTAACTCTTATTAAATAACCAAATCCTTGGAGATCATCGGTTAATTCAGGGCCTGAAATAATATGACCCCATTGCAATTTTTCCTGATCATTAGCATTTTCCGGATTTGGATAAACCAATAATACCCAATCATCTTTAGAAAAATGATTATCTCTTACGACAATCAAATATATTTTAAAAAATATTAAATTAGTTACCAACTGTGTATTTTCAACAAGCGTTGTCTGTCCGGGAAAATATTTTAAATAACTCCTTGCATTAATTTCAACAGCATCAACAAGTTTATCCCAAAAATGATTTTTAGTTCCGGATATTAAATGTTCAAAATTTAATGAATGTACAGTTAAAGCTTCTCCAATGTTTTCTTTTGCTTCAAGTATAAATTCGCCTTTTGTATTAAAATAAAAATAACAATCCATTGTATTGGCAAGATATTCAATAGCTTCCAATGGATGTAAATCAAACGGATGTCCGCTGAATAATCTGTGCGCTAAATCAGGAGGTAGTATAAAATTATTATGCCCTGAATTGTTTATAAAAATAATATCCTGCCATGCTTGACGTAAAAGAATTTCAATTAAAGATATAGCATTAAAACCGATAAGTTTAATTCCTGTACAAGTATATGAACGTTCAACACCATCTCGTTTATACCATATCAAATAATCGTTTACACTTTCTGTAACAGTAAAACCAACACCATAATATTCACGGCTCCATACATTTAAGTTATCACGCCATTCAACATTAGAACCTGCAATAGGATAAGAATTATCCGCAGTTATAACATCATAAACAATAGGATCAAGAGAACCTTGATGTGTATTTCTCTTCCCTCTGAATGTTATACACGAAACAAATGATTTATCAAACGGTGACTGAATATACGAACCAACCGGAGGCGCATCTGGTAATGAATTGGCTACAAGAGAACTACCCGCCTGATAAGCAAGAGTAAACCATTTATGAAAACCAACATGATCTGCGCTTTCTGTTCTAATATTTATCGTATCTACACTAATATTCGTATTCCAATCATGTAGTAATTTTGTATTATCCCGTACATCAATTTCAGTATGTAATAACCGTAATGCCGTAAGTTTATCGACAACTTCAAAATCAATAGTTAATAAAAGTTTACCTGAATTATCCCTATAGTATTCTTGTGTTATAGTTGTAAAATCAACCATTCCTTCAAATTTTTTAATTGTTCCACTTTCATACTCTTCTTCAAGCATAAACATATAACGTTTAGATATATCAAGGTCTTGTTCAAATATTTGCTGTATTAAACCATTATAATGCATCCTTAAAGATAAATTATCAAAAACAACTACGCCGGCTTCTCCGGGGTTTTCAGATTCCACTCTTCGAGTCAATGAACCAATATTAATTATATATGATGTTACATCTTCCCAATCGGGCAAAACCCAAAACCAAAAACCGTCTATCTCAACATGTTCAAATTCGTATTTTCTGTATGAAAGTTTAATCATAATATATCCTTAAATTGTGCACCTCTGCCATTCGATACTATTTTTCTTTGTTCGCCTTTACTTAATATAAGTTTCGGTGGTACGGGATTCCTCATATAATCTGCCATAAGTATTTTTAATTGTTTTATTTCCGATGTAATTTCTGATAAATCCATCTGTGGAGCAATGGAAGGAACCGTATTAGAATAATCACCAATAATACCTCCATGCTTATATCCTTTATTAATCATTTCAAGTAATGGTAAATGTTTTTCGGTTGCATCTTTATTGATTACATATTCACCGTCTGTAAGACGTACTAATATTTTGTCATCACCTGATTTTCCTTTTATTTTTCCTTTAATATTTTTATCAGTTAAATCTTCAAGTTCAACAAGACCACCTTTTTTATATCCGGGAAATTCCTGTTTGGAAATAGCTGCTATTTCAATAGCTCCTGCCGCCGCAATAATACCTGCAAGAATAAAATTACTCGGCGGGGGAAACCTAATTGGATCAAGGGCACCCGTCACAGCAGTTGATGTATTAATAATTGCGTTTGCCAACTGTGCGGCTTTTTGTAATGCGAAAGCGGTTTTCATTTTTTCTTTCATCATATCTTCCGCTTTTTGTTCAATCTGCTCACGATGTCTTTCATAATGTGCATTAATACGGGTCATTTCTTCTTGTGTTTTAGCATATGATAACGCCCTTTCACGGTCAGCACTTGCTTGATCATTAGCAGATTGTTGCCAAGCATCGGAACTTTTTTTCGCACTTTGTAACGATGACTGATAAATAGCATTAAATATATTGCCAATATGATGTGAAAATTCTCCTGCTATTCTCGCTTTCTCTTGAAACTCTCTATTGAATATTGTTAATCGGTGTTCAGATTCTGTACGTTCAAGTAATGTTATATCTGTTTGTATACGTAATATTTCCATATACAAAGATTGCATCATTTCACGCCTTCTTATGTCAGCTTCTTCATCGGTTACTTCCATTTGTTCGGCATGTTCAAACATTCTTGTTAATATAGCAAGGCGGTTTCTTGCAGATTCTAATTCAACTTCTTCACGCTGTTTTGTTCGTTCTTCTGCATCTTTAATTAATTCAATTTCTTCCATCCGTACTCTGCGTACATTTTCATTCATCTGTAAATATGCATTTTCATATTCGGCAAGCATGTCAACAGAAACAACATCACTCAAATCAATATCTTCTATCATTGATCCCATATCAAGAGTACCAATATCAACATCTGCCATAAAAGAACGAAATGCTAATTGTTGATTGCGAACTTGTTCTGCAATAATTTGTTTATCAATATCTTTTAATCGTTCTAATAAATCAGCCCTTCTATTTAATTGTTCAGTAGTAAGTTTTTCTTGTTCATTATAATAATTAATTAATTCCTCTGTTAATGTTTTATATTGTTTATTATATTCTTCTATACTTATTTCACCTGCACGTAATAAAGCTTGATTATGTGCAATAGTTTTACTAATTTCATTTTTAAAGAATACATCCCTTACCTTTGAAAGACCTTTTCTAAATTCCATTTCTTCAATGGAATGTTCTTTTATTGTTGACAGATGTTTAATATATTCATCCTCAAGCCGGGAAACATTTTTAATATATTCATCATGTGTTATTCTATCATTTTCAACAAACCATTGTTGTTGACGTAATTGTTCCTGAAAATGGCGTAACCTTTGTTGACGTTCTCTTTGTTGTTTTTGTTCTTCATCTTTACGGCGTTGTTCATCTTCACGAGCAAGATCATTCCATTGTTGTACCTGTGTATTAATCATTTTCTCGAATTCAAATTTTATTCTATTCGCATTATCACGAATAATTTCTTCATCAAGACCTAATTTTTCCGATAAAACAGGCAAATCAAGACGATTCCATGCATCCTGTAAATCTTCCAGATATTTTGCAAATCCTTTAGCATTTTTTTCAAACCGTCCTGTTTGTGTTTCTTCAAGTTGATCTGTAATAATATCCATAACACGACGTACTTCTTCGGATTCTTCAAAACGCATTTGGTCAACAATTTGCTCTCCGAGTCCTTGAAATGATTCAGATATTTCAAGCCGTTGTTTTTCATTTAAACGAAAACCTCTGTACCAATTAGAGACTGTTTTTTCAAATTCACCGGATGAAATTTTATTATTTAATTCAGTAATAAGTTGTTCTGCTTCTTCGATAGATTCAGCATCTGCTATTTCATCCCAATATTCACTTAACTCTCTTCTTGCAATGCTCATTGCGGTAGATGTTAAACCTATGGCATTAGTAAGCCGGTCAATTGCCCCTATAGGTCTTTTCCAATCGGACTGCGTTCCAAACATTTTTTCAATTTCTTGCTGTGCAACAGCAACACGTAATTCGTGTATATTACGTACTACTTCAATTTGTTCTTGTCTTAAATCTGCAAGAGATTTTTCATACTCATTCGTTTTATTTTTTGCCTTTTCTACTTCAGCGTTTAATTCTTCTGTGGACATTTTAAGGTCGCCGGAAGCATCAACATTTTCGATATATCTCCATCGAAGCTGTCCTAATACACGTTCATAATCTCTACTTTGTTTTTCGCTTCTATTTGATATATCATTTAATTCAATATACTGTTCAATTAACTGCGCATTAGACCGAGCAAGATTTCTGTTTGTACGTGTTTCACTTATTTTTCTATCAATTAAACGATTACTTGCTTCGGCATTTTCTAATGCTCTTTTTGTAGATTCTTCTTTTAATCGAGTATATATTCTCCATGCCGTTATAAGAGCACCGATAGCAACAGCAACAGCTCCTAAAGGATTGGCAAGCATCGCAGCCCATAAACGATATATTTGTCTGTATAAAGCTTTTGTTACAGCAAGCCATGCCGCTTTTGCCGCTCTTATTGTAACAATACCTGCAAGGAAAGGGCCGAATATAGTAACAATACTTTCAACAATTATAATAATTGTATTAAGATGTTTTTCAAGAGTTTCAAGTCCTTCAATCATTAAAACGATTAACTTTTTTGTATCTTCAAGAAATACATTACCAATCTGCCAATTTAATCTTGTTATAGCATCACCCAAATTCGATAAACGACCCATTAAGGTGTTCATCTCATATTCCATTAACCCTGCGAAATTTTTATCTTGAATAATTTGCGGTAAAGCCTCAAGCATTTCAGTTACAGTAGCAGTCATACGACCACCTGCACCAACAATATCTCTTCCAATTGCCTTTGAAAAATCGTCAGTAGTAACAAGCATATTACGAAACTGTAACATGGCCATACCTGTACGACCGACAACTAAATTTATATATGCAGATAATGCAGTATATATATTTGTACCGGAGGCTGCCGCAAGATCACCAAGCATTTCCATAGTTTCAACAGAAAACCTATTAACAGTTTCTAATTGGTTTGCTGTTTCAACAACTTGTTCAACTCTAAAAGGTGTGGTAGCTGCAAATTCAATAATTTCGGAAAATCGTTCATGCGCACGTTCGTATGAACCGAGCATTACCCGAAGAACAGCATTATATATTTCAAACTTTTCGGCAACCCGCAATGGCTCACGAAGTTTATTCATTAAACTTGTAGCTAAATCAAGCGCATGACTAAAACCAACAACTATTGCACCTGTTTCAGCCGCAATTCTTCTTGTCGAAGCTGCTGTATCTTCAAGAGATTCTTCGATACCTCTAATTTCAGCTTCAACTTCTTCACCATTAATTACAATTGTTAATCGTAATGTTGAACCATCTCTGCCTGTTATCATATATATCCTTTATATAAAAATAGCGGTATATCTATATTAGATATCCGCTATTTCATTCATCTGCTTTAAGAGAATGTATCAAACTATAAAGTTGATTTAATTGTTCCGATTTTTTTCTTATATACGTATCATATACAAAAGACATATTTGTTTTTCTAATAGAATAATAATCTGCTAATCTTCCATCAGATACAGTATATAACAAATGTGTACTACTTATTTCGAGCTTTGGGGTATAGGTTTCTTGCTTTCGTTTTGACTTAGATTGTCTAAGCCGGGTATATTCTGAATAAGCTCTGTTTTCTCGGTCACTAATTTCGCGAAGTGCTGCATTATAGTAACTATCAAATCGGTCTTTCCATAGAAAAAATCCTTTATCACCTCTACAAAGGTTTTGTCGCCTGTTCGTTTCATATCTTCTATGTTCTGCATAAATTCAGGTCGCCAATACTCTTCATTTTCCGGCACTAATACAATAGTAAGAAACGGAGCAACTTTTCCTGAACCTAATACCGTTCGTACAATTGAAACAATATCAATAGCGGGTTTTTTATTTTTAATATCACCTTTTCCTGCATCAATACTAATGTTGATGTCAGCATCTGCGAGCAATTTCATTACTTCTTCATATTGCTCAAGAGTTGTTTCTTCGGGTAAATAATATTTTTTACCATTTATTATATACGTTTTTTTCGACATCTTTGGAACACTCATATTATTCTCCTTTTATTTTAATGTATATTATGAGGATGCTTGCAAATATGTATGTAATGTAATTGCGCTTGGAGAAGCAACATCTGCGTAATCAATATCATACTCGCCATTGAATGTCAATGTAGCTTGTCTTTCTTCATCACCAATCATTGCAGAACCCATTCGAGTTATACCATCGGCTTTTAATACAATGGTTTCTCCTGAACGGAGTTGTAAAGTAATATCGGTCGGAAATTCATGCTTTACAGATTCATGAATTGCGGGAACATCGGGTCCGGATGTAACGGCTTCCAATTCAACAGTTATTGCACTTACCAATGATTTATTAAACGCATTCTTTGTCTGCTTTGTCTGTATATTCATAGCAAATGAAACAAGGTCAGCATCACCAAAAGCTGTTTCAAGTGCCGCCGGAATGAATGATGGAGAAACAAAACCCGCAATAACATCATCCTTATTAATCATAGGTGTTTTATCAACACCAAAAGGAACGCCCGCAGTTTGGGCTGCATTTATTAACGTTCTTCCTTCTTCATATTTAAAAGCACGTTCAAACACAACGTTAATAATCCGCTCACTATCAGTAAAGTTTAATGTAAATTCAAGACCTAAAGAGTTATCTTGATCAAATAAATAAATACCTCCGGTAGGTGATGTAATAATACCACCACTTTCAAGAACACCTGAAGTTAAAATTGCTGTTGCAACAGAGCTTTGTTTTGCATAACCAATCAATGCTCTTAACTTTTCAACAGTTATTTGCATAGTGTTCATTTCAGCACGGAAATTCAACATCTGCGGGAATTTCCTTGTGCGCATATCTTCTATTTCATTATGATGTTCAATATTGAACGATCCTGCATTTCTAATTCCAAGACCATATATAGCATCAAGACCTTCTCCTGTATAATCAGCCGGCCATGGTGCGTTGCCTTTGGAATAATATGCTTCTTTAATACCCGCCATTACAAATGACATATACTCACCTCATGAATTTATTGAATAATCAAAGTTATTTATATTTGTATTTACAGGAATAACCGCACCACTTGCTTCAATGCTTCCAAACATAAAATCACTATATGTAGTATTTCCAATATTTATTCTTTTATCGGTTTGTTCGCCAAATATATTCTCTATAATTTCAGCTAAAGTAATTGACTCTCTTTTATATTGAATAAATTTTCTTCCTTCTTTTGGAACTACAACAGATATGGTATAACTATGTTCTCCGTATATTGGTTTTCCTGTAACAGAATTAGTAGTTATGTTTTTTGAATCAATCTCTATTATGATTGCTGGCTGAATTATGGATGGTTCTGTATGCTCCTGTGGTATGGTTAAATTAATATCTTCGTCAGGATCAATATATATTTTTGATCTGGACAGCAATTCATATTTATCATAATTTGGATCTTGTTCATTTAATGAATTTAATTCATTTTTTGCATGCTCAATATATTCATTAATAACATGTTCAAAGTATAAAATTATATCAAATGCATTCAGTTTTAAATTCATCTTTATACTCGTTTAAAATGTCTTTCCATAACACGAATAACGGCATCTTCAAGAAGCTCTCTTCGACGAATTTCTCTTAATGATTCCATTAAACCTAATCTAAAAAAATGTGTTGCCTTTGTTCCTTTTACGGCAATACTTTTTGTAATAGCATAAGCGACACTACGAATCTCATCTCGTGGAATAGCCAATGTACCAACCCTACGTCGTTTTTGTATAATCCATTGTGCAATAGCCTGCATTGGCGGTCGATGCGGTCGTGCTCCTTTTTCAATTGCCATTGCATATTGCTTTGTGGAAAATACCCTTAATACAATGTCCATCCCAATTTTATATATTTCAAAATCAATACTTCTGTACAATTCTTCGGAGGCAATAAGACTTTGTCGTTGTATTTCTTCTTTAACTTTTTCACGCATTATACGACCAATTATTGAAAACACATAAAAAATCTGTGTTTCAATATCAGCCTGCATATTGTTTAACGCTCTGCGTACTTCATAAGAATCAAAGCCAACACGTCTATTTGCCATATTCTAATTTACTACAAGTAAACCCCTTAAATCAATTATCTTTCAATATTTTGACTTTCTTCATATCCTTAATTTCATCTTGATTTATTTCCAATAAATTGCGTTTTTCAGGTAGGGCTTTATGTTGTTTATGTGGTATCTCTTTAGATTTTTTATCATTACCACTAAATATATTCGATAACAAATCTCGTACAACACCGACACCTTCTTTTCCTTGACCATGAATATGAATACCGCCTTTTTCCTGCTGTCGCTCGTCTATCTGTTGTATTATTGTTGACAACAAAGAAATTTCATTTGATAAATTTTTGTCGGGAACACCGCCGTCAACACGTTCAAATAAAGATGCTCGAATTACCCTTTCTTTCTGAACATTAACAAGCATCTGTAATGCAGTGTCAACATCGGAAAAATCTGTATCTAATGTAAAATCATAAGCACAATTAGAATTTAATTTAAACTTTGGGCATCGATCTGCAAGATAACAATTATTACACTTCATCAAAGATGAATTATCAAATAACGGATTGATCTTTTCACCGCGTTCTACTGTTTCAATTTTATTTACCTTTAAATAATAAACTAAATCCTCAAAACATTGTAAATAAATAGTGTCATTCTCAATACAAGATGTACAATCTTTTATGCATCTTGTATCTTCTTCGTATAATTGATGTAATACTTTTCTATTATGCGAACTACCTTCAGAATTAAAATAATCCTTTATTTTTTTACTATCATTTTCAATGTTTAATTTTTCAATTACATCTTTATCATTAAAATTGTATTTATCAGATTCTAATAAATGATTTTTCTTTCCTTCATTACAATCTCCACAAGATGTTATAAGATTATTTTCCTCATTGCCTCCACCTTTTTCAACAGGAATTATATGATCAACCTTTAATTCAATGTCATCACCTTTTCTCGGCGAACGACCGCAATATTTACATGTAAATCCATCACGTTCAAGAATTTGAAAACGAAGCCGGTGTTTTATTTCATTACGTAAAGTTTGTTTTTCACCTTCAGTTCGTTTTTTATCAGTTGTCTTGCTCGACTCGGCAATATCATTAATAGATTTTTTTTTCCTACCCATCAATATTCTCCAATAAAATCTTTTTACGTTCTTTTGGGGTCAACCACCACTGTTTATATGCAGTAACTTTATTATATTTTTTAATATTTGCTTTCCATGATAATATACTAAATCTTAATAATTCTTCACTGTCTTCATTTAATATTTTTTCAATGGATAATCCCCATTTTCTACATTGCGGAAATATTTGTTTTCTATAATGTTTATACAAATGACCCCATGTTTCAAAAAACATCCCATTCCATACATACGTTGAACCATATCTTGCACTTCCTAAATAAGTTGTTGAATCACTCGAATAAAAGGGAAACATTCTCTGTGAAGTAAATGCAGTATAACCAAATCCATGTACCTTTGTATTATGCTTTCTTGAATAGGTATATGTTTTTACAGCAAGTGCATGATCAATTGCCTTTGCCGCACCGGAAGATCCAATATAATTATATTTTTCAATATATTCAGAATGTCTTTTAAAAAGCAACGGATCTTCTGCATGTTCATGTGCAACGTAACAAACCTGTTGACCCGCTTTTTCTAATTGTTCAAATTCTTTATTCCATTCATTAACACGTCTTACTCCAACTATATTTTCAATATCATAATTTACAATAAAAAAGAACTTGCCTATATGTTTTGAAACAAAATCAATATATTTTGAAATATATTTATTATGATTAACTGTATTTGATTTACTTTTTCGTACATTATCAAGCATAGTAAATGCACCGGAATCAATGGCAATCCTATCAAACATAGAAAATATTTCATTCACCTCTTCGGTTCTATTCAAATAATAATATGAAACAAGAATATTTTTAACTCCACACTCATATAATGCTTTACGAACTTTAGGTGATTCAGCTCCTGCAAAAAATACTATCATTAATATTTCTCCTCGGATAAGTGATGTCTGTAAGGATAACCTCTTTTCCATTGTTCACCACTACCAGCCATTATATCAATCATCCGGTCAATTGTTTTATCTCCCCAATCAGATATTTTTCCTACAAATGGGCTTTGATTTTCAACATGAAATAATGTTTTATTTAATGCATCTGTTAAAGACCATGGAACATACAATCTACTTGAATCATTTGAAAATACTTCAGGGAAAGACCTATATGCAGGATATATAACATTTGTTTCAAGAGTATCTGCTTCTAAAACAGTATATGAAACCCAATCTTGTAAAGCACAATTAAATAATACTCTTGAATTTACAAGTAATTCATAATATTCATTTTTTGTAAGATTATCATAAATTTTAAAATTATATTTTTTTGAATATTCGTATGCTTTTGATATTAATGATTTATTATTTCCATCTAAAGTTCTTCCGGATAAAACAGAAAATTCAATTTCAGGATCAATCTTATATATCTCTTTACATAAATTCATAAAAAAATCTGGTTGTTTTTCATTATCCCAACGAGCTGCAAAAGATATTCTTCTCTTTCTTTCATCAAAAGGAATTATTTTATTAACACGTTTTTTAACTTCATCTTTTCCAAAAGCAAGTCCTGAAATATTATAAATAGGACAATCCCATCCGGCAATCTTCATATGCATAACCATCTCTTCACTTGAAGCAAAAACCCCGGTAATAAATTTTGTTAGCATCAACTCATATAATCTCATCCATTCATGCATACGATATACATGAATAAAATCATCTGGATCAATTGACTGTGCAAGACAATGAACCCATATTGCAGGTCGGTCTTTTTTTGGAATTTGATTTAATATATACGGAATTGATTCTATTCCGGGTGTAAACATATCCTCAAAATATATAACATCATTTCCTTTTATTGCTCCATTACGTAGTAATTGAACAATCTCCATACATTGACTTAAAGAATAATATGTTCTTCCATGTGCATCAAGAACATGACCTATTTTTATTTCTTTAGATGTATCAATAGTTTTTCCATTTATTATATGATATACAATACCTCTTTTTTCATAAACAGATTTACTCCATTCCATTAACTGTAATGTATAGCGCGACTCATACGGTTCTAAACCAACATAATATAGTTTATTCATAAATAATTACTCCATCATTTTCACTATCTTCAGATACAGTTATCTCATATTCTCTTTCATTTCCATATAATTCAATTAAATATTCTAATAATTGTAATGCATACCCCTCACAACTTTTTGACGTAGAAAATATTTCAGGTAATATTTTATTAATCTTTCTCTTTAAAATAAAAAATTCAATTTCTCTGTCGTTATGAAATACTTGTATTTTAACCTTTATCTTAAATAGATGTCGGTGTAAATTTTTTAAAAATGCAACTTCTTCGGGTGCATTTATATATTGATGAAAACCTTCTATTTCTGTCCTAACAACAATAAATGATTTTTTCATGTTTATTCTTTATATGTAAATATATTTTCAGTTATTATTCTATTCATTCTATTAGGATATTTTTTTAATAAATATTCAAGACTCTTATTCTTTTTTAAATGCCCTACAGTATTAAGGTTTTGATTTTTCTTTGAATGATACACAATCAAATTTTTATCAAACAAAAAATGGTGTGCATTAAAATGATTAGAACATCTCCATATAAAATCTAAATCACCGCCGTATTGTAATTCTTCATTAAATATAAGATTATTAAATAAAGATGCTCTATATGCAACATTACAAGTATCAAATGGATGCTCGGTAATACGATTACCGCGAATAACGGGACCGGATAATCCTAATACCTCATCATTAGTAAATCTATCATTAATAATATCAATCCAATTATGGCAAACAACAGCGTCATCATCTGTAAAAGCTAATACGTCAACATAATCTTTTAAAGAAAATATACCTTTATTTCGACAATAATATGAACCTTTACGTTCATTATCTACAACAATTAAAAAATGTGAATATTTTTGCTGTACTAAAGATTGAACACAAATAGATAATTCATTTCTCTGTAGAGTAGGAATTATAACCCCTATCCGAAGCATTTTTTAAATACCTTATATTCTTTTATTTGTTGTTCAGACCATTCTATTCTTTTTTTAATATTAAACGGCGGCTTTACATTATTATACTTATATAACATGTGTGTTATATGACATTTAAAACATTTACCGCACCACTTCCTTCCATCAAAGCAGGATACAAAATCTACGTCCTCCCGTAAAGATATTTTAAATAATTCAGACTTTCTAAATAATGAAAAAGGACTTAAAAAATCTGCACCAGAATATAACTTCCATAACAATGCAAAGTCGGGAATTGTCTCATAATAAAAGTATGGAACAGAATAAGAAGTAATAAAAAAACCATCTTCATCAAGCTCATCTCCATAGAAACAAACAGAATATCCCAAAGAAGCCGCATATATTGCAACGGCTCCTTCAATAGGATTAGTCCATTCAAAACCGCTTTCAAAATAATCAATGGTAGGTAAATGTTTCCACATCACATGAATTAAAGTAGACTCCAGACCTTTTGAATATGCAACACAACAATTCTTATTAAAATCATATTCATATAAATCTTCATTAATAAATTTAAAAACAGGAAAATATCCAGACAGATTATACGCCAACTCAATCCAAAAATATAATTTTTCAAAATCCATTCTTGGCGTATAAACAGGGTTCTTTTTTTCAATTATTTGTTTACGAATATTAAAATCTTGCTGTGCTCTTTTTAACATCATTCAACCTCAATGTCAAAATATCCTTCATGAGCCTCATAATCATATGTAAGCTCATCATCTTTTTTAATGTCACATAATGCAGTAAATAACAAACAATTTTCAAGAGTTGTATCAACACTTACCATCATATTGGGATTTCTTGAATGATTATAAATTGAACCATATCCAAAAACAAGAATATAACCGTCTTCTTCATTCCAATAAGCCCCATTCCAGCAGTTCATAAATATATATTGCGATAATATTGTGTCATCAAATCCTTTATTATATTCTTTAGTGGTAATAGGAATAGTAGGGCAACGTTCAATCACTTCATCTTTCTTAAAATCTTTATTTGCAAATACACCCCTTCCTTTTACTTCTTCTTTACAATATGCAATATATATTTTATCAGTTTTCCAAATTTTATATAAGGACATTAAAAATTCTCCCAATCTGTTCCCCATTCAGTATAATCAAGAGTTAATTCCTCTCCTATTTTTATTTCTCTTAAAGCATAAAATTCGTCGTCATCTCCAATACTTAAATTTGGCTTATTTGAATGATTAACAAAAAAACCAATATTAATGCTATTAATTCCTGTTGTTTTTAAATACACAATATCTTTATATGTTATATACACATCATTAACTAATTTTTTCACTTCCTTTGTTATATTTTTATTTTTAAAAACTTCGGAAGATTTAAGACCTTCAAATTCATCTTTTGAAAAAGACTTAAACGGATTAATCCCCTTTGGTATTTTTCTTATCGCAAATACGCCAATACCTTGAATAGGTGAGGGTTTTAATCTACAATAAACATTATTTTCTAAATCTTTTACCAACGGATGTTTTTTCATATTGTTTCCTCATATATTTGATTAACTTTAGAACTACCTATTATTCTTTCATCGCCCGAATTAAAAATAGCAATACCTTTACATTCATTATATAAATCAGTCACAAAACGATTTTTATAAGCCCATTCTTCATCTACTGGCCCAAAATCATACAAATCAATACCATATTTTTTCATAAATTCAAAACATTGTAAAACAGAATAATATCCTGGACTAAATCTTTTATAATTAATATTCCAACTTGTCAATATTCCATATAATCGATCTTCAATAACACTAACATCAACAGAAAATAATTCTCCTTTGTAATAGAGATTTAAAAATAACACTTCCTTTTCTTGAACATATTTTATAAAGGCATTTAATTCTTCATCATTAACCTCATAAAATTTATCAAGATACCATTTAATATTATTCCTTAAGTAATCTAAAGTAACTTCATATCCTTTTTTTATAACAAATTCAGTTTCAACACCTTTATTTTTATTAATTATATTTCTAAAACGCTCTTTATTTGTTGAACTCCAATTTGAATTTATTTTTCTTAAATCAACAACACCAATCATTTGACCATAAAGAACACCAAATCCTAATGATGGATGTATTCTTTCTAAAAAGAAAGGCTTTGGAGCTCTTAATATTTCAATAATAGATACATCTGTAACGAATGGTGGTAATGCCCATTCTGCTGTAGTATAGGATATATTATCATTTTCAATAAATTTTTTAATAACCATAGTAAATTAATTCTTCATTTTTTTGTATATTTTTTAATGCCTTAAATATTAATATATTATTTTTACTATCATAATGATCAATTATATTTGGATAATCTGAATTATTAATAAATATTGAAATTCCCAATGGAAACAAATATCTACTATTTTTATTATATGTATTATAAAAATAATTTTTATTTAAATATTCTATTTCATCTATATTTTTATTAAACGGAATACAAATAGATTTATAAACTATATCACCCTTTAAAAATTTTTTATTTGCAAATACACCTTTACCATCTCTATTATTAACAATAGAAACATATATATCTTTATATATAATAATTTTTTTATCATAAATTTTTGATATTAATATAAAATAAAAATATTTTTTCGCCTCAATTTTTTTTAAGAAACCAAAACTTTTAAAAAAAGATATTGCTACATTATTATTTTTATCGACATCAAGACTTATATTTTCATATTTTTTTATTATTTTATTCATTAATAAAGAACCAATTTTTTTATTTCTATATTGTTTTTTAACACCTATCGAATAAATATGAAAATAATTATTAAAATCTTCTCCTAAAACATAACCTACAATATTATTATTAATAATACATATAAATCCATCTAAATATAAATTTTGATATTGTGAAATATCCCAGTAATCTTTTGACATTACAGATTTTTCAATATCCAATACTTTTTTTAAATGGGTATCTTTATATCTTAATATTTTCATAAATTTTTGTGAGGCCGGAATGGAATCGAACCATCAACCTTCCTATTAAGCGTAGGATGCTCTACCAAAACTATTGAGCTACGGCCTCATTCCTTATTTTAAATTTAATATTACATGTTGTTGTATATTTAAACGAAAACGTTCAAAATCTCTTACAAAATTATAACATTTAGAAATAAAATACGGATCATTTAACTTTGAAGATTCCACCTGAATAAATAATGGATGCTCGGTCTGATATTGTGAAAATATATTGTATAAAGAGTGAAAGTCTTCATCGGTAGATACAACAAATTTCAATTGTAACTTATGATTTATATAAACAGACTCATCCCAAAATTTTATGGTTTCAAATAATGTTTCTTCGTTAAAACGTCTTCCTAATGCGGAATGTAACTTAGGACTTACACTAAAAAATAAATTATTATTCATCATATCTATGACATCGATCCGGTCGGGTACAGGAACACCTGCTGTTTCAATAGATAATCGTACAATATTATTTTTATATAATTTTTCAACTATCCATTTTAATTGGTCAAGCTGTTCAAGCGGTTCGCCTCCGGTTATACATACCCATATTTCAGGATATTTTTTTATTTCATCCTTTATATATTTTAATAATTCAACAGATTTCCATGCATGTTCTTTCTTTTGTTTCCACGACACCTTTGTATCACACCACTTACAACCAACATGACATCCTTGAAAACGAACAAACATAGTCAAACAACCTGTCAATAAACCTTCACCTTGAATAGATGTAAATATCTCATTAATGTATGTCTTTGGAATATTCATAATCTCTCTACTATTTAAAATTATTATGCATTTTTAATAATGTTAATGCTTCGCCTTTATCTATTTCTCCAATAATAGAAGCGGTATTTGTCATACTTCCACGTGCTCTTATTCCCCGTATAGTTGCGCATGTATGTTCAGCAACCATTACAACATATACGCCATGCGGTTTTAATCGACTCATTATATCTTGTGCAATATTCATTGTAAGGTCTTCTTGTATATTCGGGCGGGAACTCCAATATTCAATAATACGTGGTATCTTTGATATACCAATAACCTTTTTCTTTGAATGATACACAACACCGCATTTACCAATAAATGGTAACAAATGATGCTCACATACAGAAACAAAATGAATATCGGTCACTGCTACATAACCATCTTTTCCTGAAAAAGATGTAATGTTAGGTTTGTCGGAATATAAACCTTTAAATAATTCAAGATACATCTTTGCAACACGTTCAGGTGTATTTTTTGTGGACTCTGTTTCAGGAATATGTAACCATCTTAATAAATCTCTAATAATTTTTTTACCTGTTTTTAAATCAGGTATGCCATTGACCGAAATATCTTTTTTTGAAATATTCTGCGTATGTTTCATCTACTAAAATATCCTTATAAGCCTTTGTCTGAAAATAATCTGATAAGTAATAATAAGCAACACTATTCGGCGTTTCATACCAATGTATTTGTTCTAATAAAATTTTTTTATCTAATAACGGAATTAACAGCTCGTGAAATACCCATTTAGAAAGGGTCTCTGCGGTAGGTGGCTCGGAAAGTATTAATATTTTGTCGGGATTGTTTCTTTGTTTAATAAAATCAAGAGTCGTCTTATCACGTTCCCAAACAGCGAAACCATGATCAAGACGACTATGAATTTTATCAATCATTAATTTTTTTAGTATACCAAAATCAATTATCATTCCGGCTTCGGAACTATTATTATCGGTTACAATTTCCCCGGAAATAAAACATAATATAGTTGCCCTGTGACCATGTATTTGATTACAAAAGCCATAATGATTAGGCAAGGTATGTCCATAATCAATTTCTATCTTTCGTGATATTAATGCCATTTAATAACCTTTCTAATTCTTCTTTATTATGCACCTTAATTCGTTTACAGAATACATCAATATCTTCAAAAAGAATTGTATATTTATAATGTTTATCTTTTTTTGTAGTAGTAATAATATGAACAGCAAACTCATCTATATCACTAACAAATCCTTTTATTTTCCACCCGGCTATTGTAAATATAACTGCATAATCTCCTATATGCAGATATGTAGACAACAATTCTTTATCCCACATATAATGTCCCTCCTATTCAACCTTACAATCAAAGTTTACGGCGGAAATTACTCTTTGTTCTTCGGTCATATTAATGTTAGTAAAACCAATACGAACAACAATTGATTTTCCTTTTTGTCCTAAAAATCCTCCGGCAATAGCAATTCCCTTTACCGCTTGATTTATGGCTTGTACCCCAATAGCTCGTACAGATACAGAACTATTTTTTTCAAGTTCTCTCGCTACAGCACTTGCAAGTGACTTTGAGTTTGATGTCTTCGCAACACGAAGAATAAACTCGCTATTTCCAACTTGTTGTTTTTCCATATTACCATTCCTTAATACCTAATCGTTTAGTTAATATCCGACTTGTGAGTTTATATCCTCTGTCGCAATTGTCGAATGTAATAGAAATACCATTATAATATGCTTCTGAACGGTTCCATATGTCAAGTGCTTTCTTATATAAAGGGTTTGCACGGGCTTTTTCTTTTCGTTCATTGATAGACCCTTTTACAGAATTTACTATCCGGGAATATATGTAATTACATTGACTCTCGGCAACAACTCTAATAGCATCCGCTATTATTACCTGTTCACCAAAATAATTCTGCCATGCAATAAATCTGGATAAATATTTTTCAAGAACATCTGTATCATAATTATATAGCTTATTAATATTGTTTAAATATTTATTTATATCACCCTTCGGGCGTGACAAATTAACAAGTCCTTCAATAGATTTTTGCACATCATCCGATTGTGCAATTTGTTCAAACGATAGTATTTTACTTTTCTTTTTCATCTTATGCTCTTTTTAATTTTATTATATCAAAATTATTCTTCATCTTTACATATCGTAATATATCATTTCCGCTTTTACATTGAAAACATAACGATGAATATGCACAATATTTATATTTACCTTTTTTCTTTTTGCACTCATCGAGTATTGGTGTATCACCTCCTTTAAGAAATTTCTTTGCATGTAATGTGGTTTGTAACGCTTTCTTCAACAAATCTTTTTCAATAGTATAAAAAAATTCTTTCTTTCGGGAATCATTTTTATTTATAAAACATATAAAACCTCTCGGTATTTTTAAGCCAAACATATACAAACTTAATTGAGTCCGGTATGCCTCCGATACATCATATTTAGATTCAAGGCGATAAAACTGTTCGGAACGTATTGTTTTAATATCACCTAAATATTTTTTATTGTCTTGAAGATTAACAATAACATCTGCGGTTCCGGATATAAGATATTTATTGTATAATGATGTTATCGGTTGTTCAACTTTTGCGGCTTTATCATAATCTAATAAATATCCATATTGTATAAGAAAATGAATAAGATGACCAAAATCCCATGTCATTTCCATATCAGGATTAGTTTCATAGTGACTAAATTCGGTCGTTATAGTTTTTTTATATAAATCTTTTTCTTCTATGAATTGAAACGCTATCTGTCGTGGACAGGCGTTGTATAATCCTGATGGATGAAAACCTATAATATCATTTCTTTTTATTTCGGCTTTAAAGGGATTAAATTTTTTTCTGTGTTTAAGGTAGGTATCAATTAATGTTATAAATGAAACTTTCTTCCTGTATTTCTTCTTTGTATTAATCTTGTCAGCTAAAGACATCTTGTTCTCCAAATAAATTTATTAAAGGTAAATAATATTTTGGTATTATACAAATTATTCATTTCCTGTTTGCGTTAATTCATTAAGGGCTTCATCATGCGGACACTTTGGTAATGACCCTTTTCCGGTATAACCGACCGGACAACCATATGTCCGGGCATACCTTATTGACTCACCACATTGTTTACATTCATCGTCAAATAATGTTGGAACATTTTTCAATTCAAGATTTATTTTTTGTATCTGTTGTTTGATTTCGTGTAAATAATTTACATTTGCACGTCTGGTATCAATATCTTTTAATATTTTTAACTGATCATCAAATGATATTTTACTCTGTGCAAATTCAATTGATATATTGTTCTTTATGCAAAAATCTTCAATTAGTAATCTTTGTGTGTTATCCTTACATTTTATGTGTACTATCACAGTATGCATATTACTCTCCTTTTAATTTAATGAAAAATACATATATATTATCTTCAAAATCTATTATCAAAATGGATATCTCTTTTCAAGCAATGTTTCGATTTTAATTTTACCTGCTTCGTCAACAGATATATTTGCAACTGCGGTTTTGTCAGAACCTTTTGCATGGTCTACACCAACACAAATCTCTAAATGATGTTTCTTACAATAATGTAAACAGCTTATAGGTTCATTGCAATCTTTCTTTTCGCATTTCATTTAATTAGTTCCTTAAATTTATCTTTTTTCATTCTTCCAAAGTGTTTAACTTCACTATTAGCACTTATACTATCGGGCTTACCTTTAACAGAAAAATTATGTTTCTTCCCATATTTATCAATAAAAGAAACACTATTCTTTTTTATTGCAATGACCTTTGCACCAAAATCAGTAACTTCAATAACGACATGCGGTTCTTCGTCTAATTCAATAACATCACGTTTTCTTAATTTAGACATTTTATTCTCCAACTATTCAAATTGTTTTAACGTACACCGTTTAATAAGTTTATCTTCTCGAAAACGTTTAAATCTTGGATCACGTAATCGTTCTCCGGTAAATTGTTTATATTCCACCTCAATTATTTTTCCTAAATAGTGTTTTTTATTGCGAGATATGATTGCTCGTGTTTCATCGGTCATACCACTAACCTTTGCAACGGTATGTAAATTCTCCTTTCGCATATTCATTTCAACTTGTTTCGGTGTAAGCTCTGTTTTATTTTTATATTTAACAACATCTCCGTTGTCAATAAAAGCAGAAACTTCAATAGCACCAATCCATTTTTTCCTTGCAAAACGGTTATTGCCTTTTGTAAATCCTGTTATTATAAGGTCGGCTTTCTTTGAATTAATAAGTTTCATTGAATAATATTCATCTCTAATAACAAGACCTTCGAGTTTTTTCTTTACGGTTTTTTTCAATACCTTATTAAAGAAATCTTCAGCAGTATACCCGTTATGTGGAATGATATTTTCAGGATAATATATTAAAGATTTACCTTTGATATTCTCTCCGAATTTTCCCGCAGATGGAAATAGTTTTTTTAATATATGATATTTGTGAAAGTAAGGGTACTTCATCACACACTTACCTTCGTAATATAGTATATCAAAGGCAATCAAAACAAGCTTATTATCCTGTACTTTATCGGGTAAAGAGTTCATTATACCTGCAACATAATTCGCTCTCTTATACCAATGTACTCTCTTTATGTGTTCACATACGGCTTCACATGCAATGATTGTTTCCTTTTTATTTTTGAATTTTATTTTCTTCAAACGTGGAAAGTTTTCAAATTTATTAGATAATAATCCTGTCTTTTTTGATATACGTTTAGATGTTAATGCATACGCCTTTCCATCTGAAATATGTAAGCAATATTGTGCTCCATCATATTTTAATTGCCCTATACAGTTATCATGTATCTCCTTCAAGCCACCGACACCTTCAAATATTATTTGTCTCGGCTGTTTCATTTAGTTTACCTTTCTATTTGTATTTTGTTGTTTTATCTGTTTAGCGGTTTCTTCTCCGATTTGTGTAAATGGAACAAACGGATAGTACACTTCATCGGAAACAAAACCATCCTTCAATACTCTGTCAACAGGAATTGCAAATACTCCATTGTTTGAAATAATAGCAATATAATCTCTATCAAGTTTATATTTAGATTTTATTTCTAAATATTCATCATTTTTAATACATTTAAGCATTGCCTCATAAAGAGATAACTGTTCCATAACTACTCCTTCTTTAATAATTCCTTATTAATGATCTCAATTGATTTTTCAATTTCTTCTTTTAATGCGTCGGCAATAGTGCGAATTTCACCTGTGTTTTTTTCAACAAAACTGTTTAATGAGGTCAATTTTCGACGAATATTTGCAATGTTCTTTAATTGTGCAACAACCGATTGTATCTCATTGCTAATAGCAGTTACATTAACATCTTCAGTTTTTTCTAATGATGCTTTCCGTAATAACATTCGACACCATTTAACCGCTATTTCAAGATAATGCATAGACGTTATTACCTTATTATCTTCGTACACACCGAATAAACCAACTTGCTTTGGTAACTGTTCAATATGTTCAGTTACCATTAAAGAGAAAGGAACAGAACGATTTTTCATTGCTTCATTCAAATAATCAAGAGAGCTCTTTAATACAACCTTTGTATCTTTTGCCTCAATAAGAAATTTTTCTCCTGTCGCAAGTGTATACATAAAGTCGCCTTTCTTTCCTGATGCATCGGTTATTGTTCCTGTTTCCTCTACAATATCATTGAAAGGTTTTGCAATCTCTTGTAATTTTTCAAACAATACCTTTTCAAATTCAAACCCTTTTTCAGATGCTACTTCAGATAATTCATCAATGCCTTCCTTCTTGGCAATTGCTTCCCGCAATGCAATAATATCACGTTGTATGTTATAATGATATTCTCCGAGCATCTTATTTATTTTATTTAATATTTCAGCGTCTTCACCAAAATATTTTTCAGCTTCTGTCATTAACTTTGTTGCAAACGATTCTTTATTATTCATATCAAATTGTTTATGCAATTTTTCTTCGGTATTTTTAATAACAGATTTTACTTTTCCTAAATAAGATGTTTCAAGATCAGGATTGAATTTTTCTTCGACGTTTTTAATTCCCTCTTCAACATTTTTTAATCGTTCATTAGAAACACCTTTTGAAATATCAACAATGGCTTTAGATTCAGAACGAACAGTTTTAATATCATTAGAAATCTCATCACGAAATCCTTTAAATATATTATTCAAATGTTCGGCAAATCTTTTTGAATAAGATGAATCCGAATTAACATCAAAGCCCCTATCAAAAATATCTTGCATTATTTTATCAAATTTAACAGATTGCTCTGTTACAGATTTATTAATTAAGGATATAATGCGTTCCGATTCCGCACGAACAAAATCCATATCTTTAGACATCTGTACCCGGGTTAATACAGATGCACCTACTTCGGCACATGCAAGTAATGCATTATCTAATCCATCATATTTCTTTTCATTGTTAATAAGAAAAGTAGCCAACTCATCGGAAAAATTTTCAACTGTAATTTTCATATTATTCTCCTTTTATTTTTATGTAATGTTACTTTTTATATTATTTTATTTCCGGCTTCATATTAAATGCTAATAATAATTCTTTGGTTGCTTGTCTCACCTTTCGTTCATAATCTTCTATACAGTTTACAAGATAGATACGATTTTTATCTTCTACTTTTCTTTCAGTATTATATTCTCCTTCAATATTTTGTGAGTGAATAAAGTTTTTAATTACAGATAAATCATGTATTGCATCTTCCATCATTGCTTCAACATGACGGATTGTTTTTTTATATTCAATTCTCATAAGGCATCAATATCCATTTCTTGTTTTTTAATTTTTTAGTTTTCCTAAAGAATAGAATGATTATGGGTTTTTTGGACATTTTTTGTCCTTCGTGTTCTATCTTTTGAAGCATTTTTTCATTAACAACAATCTGCGTATGGTCGGTAGATTTTAAATCAATTATATTATCTCCTTTAATAACATCTCCTGGCAAGAATTTTATTGCCCCGCTGTTCGGTGTACGAAACCCATCAATATCTTTTGCAAATTGTTTTTCTTCTTTGTTTACAGTTTTTTTAATTGATTTCTTTGAATTAATGGAAAATGATGTTTTATTTCTTTTTGGCTTCTTCATCAAGTACCTTTTTCATTATTAATTTTTCTATCTTCGGAATCATATTATTTTTTTGAATGTATTTCAATAAACGTTCACGCCCTTGAAATTTCTTTTTATTAAATTTAAACCATGCCCCTTTTTGCACTATGAAATTATATTGCATTGCATAATCAATTACCGTTTCATCATTAATTATTAAACGGTCATCAACACTAAAATAAAATCTTCCATATCGGTACGGCGTTCCTGTTTTTTGTTTTAGAAATTCAAAATTAAAATATATTCCACGAAGGTCTTTATCTTTTTTATTACGCCAATCCTTTTCTCCTTTAGTTAAACCAATCGTTAATGAAGAAGCATACGATTTTCCTTTACCACCTCCCATTACTCTTGGATCACCATACGCACCAATTTTTTCTCTCCATTGTTGTACTATACATACGGTAGGTTCAGGTCGCATTGAAATAGATCTTTTTTCCTTACGTATTTTATCATAAAATTCATACGTAAAGAAACGATTTAATCTGGAATGAATTGCCCGTGTTATTTTATTCCAAACACGAGCTTGAACTCCCATTTGTTGATCTTCAATAGAAGATTCATCCTCCACTCCGGGACCGATAGCATCAACGGAATCGACACCAATAAAAGAAACTCTTCCGGTAGAAAGTGCCTCTCGAATAATATCACCAACTTGTTCTGAATATTTAGGTAATGCAAGTATGGTATATGCATGTATCATATTAAAACGAGTTGCCCATTCTTTTGTGTAATTATTTTCAGAATCTACCAATAATACTGCTGAATAACTTGGATCTGTACATTTATTACATTCAATATCATAAACATATTCAATTAATTTTTTGTCGATTATTTCTTCTCCATGCGAATAGATATTATTTTTCTCTTTGTTCGCAAAGAAAGCATCTGCATACAGTATATTCTTATCAATAAAACTGTGATTTTTAAGTGAATTTTGTGATATTTTTTTAAACTCTTTTTCAGTAATATTACCTTGCATACAATTACCACATATACGTTGAAATTTTCCAGCAATGGTATATAACAAAGTAGATTTACCCGTTGACTCATCGCCAACAAGAGTTACAAACCTTCCGCGTGGTATACCGCCTTCCGCTTCAAGGTCTAAAGAGAATACTCCGGTATGAATTTTAATCATTGGTAAAGATGAAGCTACAGTAATAACTTCTTCGCCGTATGCATCATTAATTGTTTTTCGTAAGGTATTAATTATTTCATATCTACTGTTTTTATTTTTCAATTGCTTGCGTATTTTTTTAGAAACGGTTTTCGGCTTTGGCATACTTCTTTTTCTTTATATAAAAGGTGAATAAATAGAATAACATTATCGCCGTACCATCGTAAGGCATCATTAACGGAACCGTCACCGAGCGATAATGCTACTCATTTACTTACTTAATTAAATTACTTAATCAACTTTATTCTTCATCATCCCAATCATCTTCCTCAATAAAGTTAATTTTCTTTTTAAGAACATCTTTTTCAAGCGGCTTCAATTCGGTCTTCAAATCGTCAAAGGATATTTTTTTATTCTTATCAACTTTAACCTTCTTTTTACCTTTGATAACGAATACATTTCCGGTAGTAGGTGCTTGTTTATTTCGTGTACGTTTGACAACCATACGCAACCCTTTATAAGAAATATCTTCATCTTCAAAGTGTTCGGCAATGTTTTCTTTCATAAGTGCGTATGCTTGCTTTTTAATAACCAATAAGCGCACCTGGTCTTTTACCTTTTTACCTTCTTTGTTTGTATACTCCGAATGGTCAACAATGTAAAATGCTTTAGCGGGATATGATTTCACGCCCGCTTCACACATCGGACAGCGTTTACCCATCGGAGCAACACATGTAAAGTAATTATTAAAAGAACCGCCAATCCGTGCTTGATGTTCACGGTATGTCAATGGCTTATCAGTAAGAAAAGTAATAACACGTTTTTCACCTTTCGGAATCCAAAAACGATATGTTCCATACGATGTATCAAATTCACCTTCATCGTCATCACCTGCGGAAAACCATGCTTCATCATCGTCATCAGAAGATTTTTTACCTTTCTTCTTTTTACCTTTTGGTTTTTCTTCTTCTTCTTCTTCTTCTTCTTCTTCATCTTCTTCTTCATCTTCATCTTCTTCTTCATCTTCATCTTCTTCTTCTTCTTCATCTTCTTCTTCNTCTTCNTCTTCTTCATCTTCATCTTCTTCCTCATCTAATTCATCTTCTTCCTCATCTAATTCATCTTCTTCCTCATCTTCAAGGTCATCATCTTCAAGGTCATCATCTTCAAGAAGATCATCTAAATCTTCATCCAATTCATCTTCTATTTCTTCTTCCTCTTTTTTCTTCTTTTTAGATGATTTCTTTTCAGAAGCCGGAAAAACATATTCTTTTTTCACAGAATATACACCTCCATCGGAATCAAATTTAACCTTTACTTTCTTTGGCGTAACAGAAATCACCTTTCCATATTCTTCAATAGTATCTTTAGTTTTCTTTCCTTCCCATTGATCAGTCTTTTCATTAAAATAAATGAAAACACGGTCATCTTTTGAAAACTTTTCATTTTTCGGTTTTTTACTTGCCATACCCATATTGTTTATCCTCTCTTTTTACGTTTTTGTTTTTCTAATGATTTAATCTCTTGTTTCATTCGTTTCACAACTACTTTTTCAGCTCGTTTAAATGCTTCCGATGGTTTTTCACCTGAACGAACATCGGTTGCAAAACCTGCATGTATATTCACAGGTTCATAACGAGCTACTTGAATTGTTTGACCGTATGAAAGCCAAACTCGGTCAACGTATCCGTCAAGTTTACGAATACCTTTTCGTTTGGTGGGCTTCTCCATGTTGTCATATGCTCCTTTATTGCTCGGTTATTGTATTAGTTGATTATACATCATTCCAATGTTTAAATACATCGGTAAAAAATTTTTGTAAATTTCCTTTTGAATCTTTCCATACTCTAATTATCATATAGTAATGCGGTTGCGTATAATACCTATGATTTTTATAACGAATTGATTTAGGAAATAAACCCTTATCTTCCCATAAACGTATTGTCTGAACAGTTCTATTTAGGGCTTCGGCAAGATGACCTATTCGACAACAGAGAATAATTTTTCCATCGATTTTAAAGTTTCTCCATACCTTACGTTCAACACGTTGTAATTCTTTTAACTCTTTTCGTTCCCTTGATTTTCGTTTTTTATAGTCAGCAACACGTTTCTTTTGTTGCTCACGATATTCAGAATCTGCTCGATAGCGTAATTTTTGTTTTTCTTTTATTTTTTCTTTGTTACGTTCATAATACGTGGACATACTACAAACCTTTTATATACTCGGTAGGATCATTTTCGACAAAATCTAATATTTCAGGATATTCCTCTGCAAGTTCATTTATCTTATTAAAATTCGGTTTTTCAATTTTAACAGCATGACCTTTTTCAATTAGTTTTTGTATTACTTTATCATTATTTGTAACAAGTTCAACAGACTCGTCAAATGCATAATCAATAGATATTTTATTCTTTTTAAGAAACTTTTTTAGTTTTTTTTCATCTACTGAATAATTATTCCGAATAGCATATTGGATTTTTCCGACCGGAGTTTCTATCGGATTTTTCTTTGCTCGTTTCAAAAACTCACGTTTCACTTCTTCATAAAATACGGAAAAGAATTCATTTAACTGTACATAATTCGTATGTAATTTATCCGAATCGGTGGACTTTACTACATCACGAATTTGTTTTTTTGTTGCGGTTAATTGCGCCTTTGGAATAATAGCAAGCGATTTTCTCGACATTCCCATAAATGCTCCTTTGTTTAACGGTTATTAAATATACGGAATTTTTCTGTAAAATTCTATGAAAATTGTATGTTTTTTTCTTCCTCCATTCCTAATGATTTATATAAACGTTCTCTTTTACCAAACATATTTCGCAATAATTTTGAACGCATATCGACTATATCAATTATTACCGGCTGTTTATTTTTATACTCCCTTTCAATCCTTCCTTTCGTTTGTTCAATCATTACATTACTACTTTTCGGTGTTGCATATAATAAAGTATCAATATGCGGAATGTTATTTCCGTCAGATAATTTACCATAAGTAGCAAATATAATATCTGCGGAATTTAGTATGTTTTGTTCAGGGTCTTGATATTTTTCGGGTTTTTCTCCGGCTTTCTTTTGTTTCTTCGTTAATGTTTCAGCCCCAAAAAATCGTACAATATTTTTATCTTTAAAGTTACTTTGTGTATGTTTCATTAACTCTTTTAAATGTTTAATGCGTTCACCCATAACAACAATTTTTCTATTATCATGTAAACATTTATCAATTATATTTTTTAATAATATATTTCTATTATTATCTTCAATAAGATTATTTGTTAACTGTAATCTAAAAGGAATATACGGGCGTTGTTTCTTCCATTTTGTTTTAGTTTCAAATTCTATCTTTACATATTTTGATTTTACATTACGAACCGGAGTATGTTTTATAAGATTATTAGACAAGTGTAAAAAATATAATCTTTCCTGTTCATCATCTCTATTAGGTGTTGCAGATAATCCTAATCGGTATCGGGCATTAAATCTGGTAAACGCTCTTAAAAACATTCGAGCACCTATACGATGTACTTCATCCTGAATAACAATAGGGAATAGATTATTAATTTCACGATTTATTGTTGACCGCATTAATGACATCTGGCTACCAATGACAATATCACCATCTATAAATTTTCCTTGNTGTAATAAACCAATTCTATCTTCGGATAAATTAGTCAAGTGTAAAATTTCATCTTTCCATTGCTTAATTAAAGAGTCTTTATGAACAAGCACTAATGCTTTTTGTTTAAATCGACAAATTATATTAATTGCCATAGTTGTTTTTCCTTCTCCGGGCGGAGCAACAATTATAGCACCATAATCTTTCTTCAATGTTAATTCGGTATTATCAATGGTCGCCATCTGTGAATTATTTAATTCAAAGTTTTTATCTTTCGGCAACCATTGAATATTGATAAAATGTTCTTTAGGAAAGTTATGTCTTACATTAAAACGTTTTCCCAATTGTTGCATAGAACCCAATGTATAACGTGGAACACGAATAAAAGATTTATCTCCTTTATCAATATATTTATATAGATGTATATATTCATCTAATCCTTCGGTATCAACACCTAATTGTTTATGTTTTTTCAGCTCCATATTTTTAAATGTGAGCGTTTCAATTATTTCTTCATTCAATAATTCCGATGAAAGAAATAAATGCGATTTAAGAAGTACTTTGGGCTTCATCTTTCATCCTATTATTTTTATAATCCCATAGATTATTTTTTACAAGATACTCTAATATTGAATGATATTGATGACAATTACCGCAGTATCTTTCATGTACATCATTTTCATTGTGGCTTTCTTTATTACATAATTTACATTTTATAGAATATCTATAATGATAATATATAATAAAAGTTACACCATCTTCACTTATTCGTTTATCTCTTGACATTAATGCACCTCCCGCCAATTCATTCCTATCCGAGCATCGGAAACAACAGGCACTTTTAATTTCATAGCGTTCTCCATTTCTCTCTTTATTATTTTTATATAATACTCTGCCTTATCTTCGTCTACCTCACAAAGCAATTCATCATGAACCTGTATCTTCATTTCAATTTCAGGATATTTTTCATGTATATTTATCATTGTTAATTTCAATAAATCAGATGCGCTACCCGATACAACGGTAGATACACTTGCATTTTTAGAATTATTAATCCGATAAAAATTATCTCTTGTTGGCGGTAGATTAATACCCATTGTATGAATATTTCTTCTTCTACCTAATATTGTTTGTACATAATGCGACCTTCGGGCAGATGAATGAATATCCTGTATCATTTCTCTTATACCTGGATAAGATTTAAAATATGCATCATATATTTTTTTCGCAAGCTTCTGTGATATACCTAAATCACGGGCTAATGATGTCCAATGAAATCCATACATCAATGCAAAATTAATAGTTTTTCCATCATACCTTGAAATTTTATGTCCTATTAATCTTGATATTTTATCGGCGGTTATTTGATGTATATCTAACCCTTGTTGATATGCATCTAATAAAGTTTCATCTCCGGAAATATGCGCCGCCATCCGTAATTCAATCTGTGAAAGGTCAGCACCGATAAATTTCTTTCCGGGCATGGGAACGAATATTTTACGAATATCAATAGAACATTTATCTATTAATTTTTTTAGTTTTTTATCCTTCTCCCCTTTTTCAATAATTTCATCAAATAACGCATCATTTAAAAATGATTTTTTCTTTATATAGTTTTTTTGTATTAATCTTTCTAAAAGATGTTGTCTTAATACAAAAGGGTCTCTCGGCTGATTCTGCATATTAGGTTTATTAGAAGCAAGCCTACCATGTCGTGTTCCTGTATGATTAAAAGAATAACCGGATATTATATAAACATTATCTTCAATTTCATTCAACCTATTATACATTGCCTCAACATAAGTATTATTTAATTTATTTATTTTTCTATTATACAATAAGGTTTCAATTATCATACCACCTTGTTGATTATACAATTTATATAATTCTTTTACGTTCAGGGAATAATTACCTTTATTGGTACGGGAAATTCTATACCCCTTATCTTCAAGAACGGGACCGAGTTGATGAGTGCTATTAAAATTAATATCACCTAATTTATATTTTAAAAGACTATTGATTATCATTATTTCTTTATTCAACATCTTTACATATTTACGTAACAGTTTTTCATCAATACGAATATAATTATGACCATAATTCATTCTTTGCAATACACGAATAAAACGCCTCTCGTAATTGTCATATAATTTATATGATTTTGGTTTTGTCTTTAAATCTTTCTTCACTTTTGGATATAAGAACAAAGTAAACCGAGCGTCATCAGCCGCATATTTAAAGAATTTTTTAGCGTCACTAATCGCTTCCGCATATTTTATTACATCTAAATTATATTCATTTTTCATTATTTCCTTTAAAGCATGAAACCGTTCAGTATTAAAGGTATAATGCATAAGTAACGTATCTTCAAACATATTATCCTTAACAGTTATATCAACGCTTTCCAATACGTTTAAATCAAACCCCGCATTATGAAATATAATTTTTCGACCCTTTATTAATTTCTTCAAATATTTAACAGCTTGTTTAAAGGGCAGATTTTTATATTCAGCATCTTCAAAATCATGAGCAACGGGAATATATATGCCTTTATATTTTTTTCCTTGTTTATATGCAAATGAATACCCTTTAAGTGAATTATCATCTTCATTAGTTTCGGTATCAACAGATATAACCTTTGGAATTTTGCGTATTTCGGGCAATTCTGTCATTTTCTGTACAAACATAATTATTCTCCAAACTATGATATGAAATAAAAAGCCCGATGCATTCCGTCAATACATCGGGCAGCCGAGCCAACCGTTTGGAGCATTTTTAAACGGCGGGATATGTAGTAATTAATATATAAATTAATATATTAAAAATCAAGTATATTCTTATGAAAATATTATTCTTAATATTTCATTGAAATATTACTCAATGTTCCCGCAGGTTTAATACTCTTTAATAAATGATAAAAATCATTTCGATTAACTTCGGCAGGGTCTTTGCCTTCATATTCTATGGAATACATTGACGGTAATTTTTTTCGTAAAAACTTTATTAATTTCTTTTCCATCTTTATTCCGGCAATATCATTATCAGTATATATTATCAATGTATCAAAATAATGTACTAATAATCTTAAATGCTGTGTTGAAAAAGATGTTCCGAACGTGGAAATAACCGAATACTCATTTAACAATTTCAACTGCCGTAAATGTTGATATGTTATAAGCGCATCATATATTCCTTCGACAATAATACCTTTTGTTCCCTGTATTAACCATTCTAAATAAAACACATTGGATGTATCTAATTTATTTTTATATCTCGGCAATCTTCCATCAATCCTATGATATACATAACCGCGCAAAACATTATTATAATCATATACAGGAAATATAACAGAACTATATTTTTTTAAATAGCCAATCTTGGCAATACGAATTGTTTTTTTATTTAAGCCACGTTTTCTATTATATGTAAATATCTTTCTATTATCATAATCAATTCCATCAACATTTTTTACATATAATGCCTCTTCATTATCTTCAACAGTTTCAGTATATTTAGGAAAACGTGACTTAATACTATTTTGTAATTCGTACCCTGTTATTTTTTTAGCAATAACACCTTCTTTCACAAGAGCATCAACAAATTGAATAATACTCCTTCCCCTTCGACCACACGTAAAACAATTATAATAAAAACCATTATTAGATAATCGTAAACCAAACGATGGATTATTATCATATTGCTTTGCATGGCCTGATACTTTTGCAAACGGACATCTGATCATTACATTATTAGATGTAAACCTTTTATAAGTAACATCTATTCCGAGTTCTTCAAGAAATTTAATAAGTTTTTCTTTTAATAAATTATCCTTATCCATCTTAACACTCTTTAAGCATTTCAGCAGGGTCTCTTGTTATAACAATTTGTACCTGATAATTATGAATATCAATAGGTATATCTTGAACAATTGCTTTTCCTGTTTCAGGATGACCATATTTTTCAATTTTATCAATAAGGTCAACTGTTTTCTGAATCATTAATATATTGTTTACTTTCATCGCATTCTCATCCATGTATTATTTTTCATCATATACAGTTCCCAAAATATTCCACTTTTACTTTCAGACGACCGTACAACCTTATACATAGGAACATACGAATAAGAATCTCTTTGTTTTAATTCATATTCATAATACTCTTTTCGATTAGGTATTGATACAATTACTTCATCTCCTCTATCTTCAACACGCAAGTCATCTCCAGCAAAAGATTTTATATGATTTATAGCATCTTGTTTTCCATCAAAGCGCATAGATTTTTTCTCCTTATAAGCTGTACATATAGTTGTTATTAATATAGAAAAAACTTTATTTCTGGCTTTATCTACATCGGATGTAAAATCCATAATAAACTCCAAAATTATTCATCATCTGAAATTTCTGGTGNATCAATAGGATCAATATCCTCCGGTATTTGAACATCTAAATCAGTTTTTTCTTCTGGAAGATCCGGTCGTGTATTTTTCGGTTCCCATTGTTTCATTAAGTTTGCCTGTTTTCTTGCCGCATCAATTATTTCAGAAGATGCACCAACTTTCCCTGCTTCATTCGCCCAATATAAAACTGCTTTATAAGCAACCGGGTCTTTTGCCCTTAATAAAAATACGGGTTCATCCTCTTCAATAGGATGTACAACATTCTTATATTTTTTACGATTCTTCAATGCAGGGTCTTGAATTCTATCGTAGTCTTTTCTTGCATGTTTCATAATACATTCTCCTTTATTATAAATTAATCTAAAGATACCTCTAAATATCCTTCATCGTGTCCCTCAATTGTTGAACAATAACTTTTTCTTTCAATTCATATACACCAATAGTAAATTTTCTACCTCTATCTACACATGTATTTTCAAGTTGTTCTTCCGCAATCATATATGAATAGTCCCCATCTTTTTCAATACGTACATAAATTCGTTTTTTAAATGTCATAAATTATTCTCCTTATATTAATGTTGTTCCCATATCCATAATTTCCCGTCATCCTATTACGTACAATTATTTCAATAGGAACAACAAATTAATGGCCTAATACTTCAACAAGTTTTTTTCGTGAAATCCAAATTATTCTTGCCTTAGCAACATGATTTATTTTTTGACAAATGTTTTTCCACTCTAATAAATCATTACCAATATCCCATCGGTCGTTCAATTGATTAACAATCAATTCGCTATCCATATACAATATTATTTTTTTAGGTTTATATACATTCCTCCTTTCACGTAAACATATTAACAATCCATACATTGCCGCAAAATATTCCATAACATTATTTGTAATTTTTCGCTTATTTATCAGTTTTTTTAAATCCGAATTAACAATCCTATCAATAGTAAACTCAAATTTAAAGACCAGTTCATCATCCCTAAAGAGCGCAACAGAACATCCATGTTGTTTACGGGTCTTCGATTTCATAAAACCATCTGCATATACAATAGATTCCATATTAATCCGCTATAATTACTAATAAACTATTTATTACTTCTGTTATTACAATCATATTGTTCTCCTGTCCTCGGGTCAATTATACCACCTATTCTAAAATAGTTAATTATACAATCTTCACATAACGGCGCATTTTCATATTCACAATCAAATTCTTTTCCATCTAATGTTTCAATTTCATATCCTTTACATTCGGGAATATCAATTGGCTTCAAATTCTTGTTCTTGTGATTCGTCTGCTGTATCATAATCAATCTCCTTAAACGACCACTTATCAAAATTCCATTCAAGATAATTTATTATATCTCCATCTTCTTCACGAATTTTTAAGAAATCAATCTTCATAACCTTATCGGTCTTTAAGGCAGGCGGTTGACGCATCCTTAATACAATATCTGCATCCTCTTCAACAGCTCGTGCATATTTCGTAACCTCATCGTCGTTTAACTGCGATGTAGCTATAGTAGGTAAAGAATAACGTTGTGATATTCTTTGGTATGCTCTTGAAGCCGCAAGCGTATCTCTATATGGATCATTAAATCCCATATTCGTTAAATACAATCCATCTACACATAACAATGATGGCTCTAATGAAATCAATTCATATTCAATCTCGTCAACAGATTTTCCGGCTCCATTAATAACATATAATTCCGATAATTTTTTATACAATTTAGGCAATTTTTTTAAACGTATTTCTTCTTTTTGTGTCAATTGACCTTTACGATAACGGGAGCTGTTAAATCTTCCTACAACACTATCAACACGTTTTAATATTTTCTTTAATCCCATTTCATTAGAAACAAATACAACAGGATTATTTACCTGCTTCCATATATTTGCCATCATTAGCAATAAAAGAAAAGTTTTTCCTACGCCACGTTTTCCAACAACAGCAAAAAATTCATCGGTTATACCACCTATATGTTTATCAAATAATGGTATACCTGTTTTATATCCTAATGATATTTCACCTGATTTTATTTTATTATATTCTCTTCTACGGTCGGAAAATCCTGTTCGTGCGGTTTCAGTTGTATGTAAACTATGTTTGGCAATATCAATTCCCAAACCATGAAAATTTTCTTTTGCTTTATCAATATCTTTATTAAAAAGATTATCTTGAATAGATGTAATATAACGGGTAAACGTTTCATACTCCGAACGATTTCTTAATTCAGTCCGGTAATAATGTAAAGAATCAGATGCCTTAACACGTTTAAAATCAGGAAACTTCTTTTTTACAGCAATAGGTGTTGGCATCTTGCCTTTTGATTCACGATAATATTTCTTTATAAATGAATAAACATGTCTTTCAATACCTTGTATATATTCATCGGGTATTATCTTTACGGTTTCTCTGAATTCTTCCTGTGAAGTATCTAATAGTTTACTGATAAATAATGCATCAATATCCATTAATCGGCTGGCTCCTTTTGATTTAAAATATCCTCGGTTAAATAGACGGATTTCTTATAATAATATCTTCTTTGAATAACAGCAAAATGTATGTTCGGGCGTAATATCTTTAACCATATCTCATAATTTTTTTCATTATGCAGATTTATTATTGAATATGGTAACTTTAATACATTATTAATAACATGCTCTATTGATTTAAAATTTGTAACACAACCTACAATTACTTGTTGATGTATATCACTTCTTTGTCGAAGATACCGTATTACTTTCCTATTAAAATCGGAAAATTCAAAGTATGGTATAAACCAATATTTCTTTTTAATACTTACTAATAATTCGGCATCTATAACGGTTACATCATTATTAAAATCTGAATAGTCAGGTTCAATTGTTCCCTTCCGCATAATAAAAAATCTCCTGTTCATTATATCTTGACTGTAATAATAATTCATCTTTTTTCAAACCAAAAAATATCTTCGTATTGTTTACCTGTATCATATTGGGTGTAACCCTATAACGAACATTCATATCTAATGAAAATGTTGGTTGTCTTTTTAATTCATATCCAATATTTTCACTAAAGTTCCGAATTTGTTTTGTAGAATCAAAAAGAATAACATGCCGAGAACCTTTATCAGATAAAAGAATATCAATTATCTGTTGTTTTGTTATTTGTTGCATTTTTCTTCTCCAATCGTTTTATAGCTCTACGAATTAAAAGCAAACCTATAAAGGAATTAGATAATTCTTTTATAAGAGAATCTAAATCATTAACCTTTTGTTTAAGGTAATCAATTTCCGAAACATTCAACGGCTCGACAATATCTTCAATATGATCCTTCAATGTTTTTGCAAGACGATTTTCAACAACTTTAGCGGTATCGGAAATTACCTGTTTTATCTGTATGATATTTTTATCTTCATTTTCATTCATTGCAATTCAATCACCTCATCAAAATAATTAATAAAGCGTTTTCTTTTTTTATTATCTATCACAATAATACCTTTATATGTATAGATACCTCTTTTGTTTGTTATTCTAAATATAGGCAATACCTTTTTTAACATAGTGGTATGTTTTTTCTTACGGCAAATAATATAAACAAATGAACCTTTTCGACATCTCTTTATCACAGGCTGTATTTGTTTTATTAAACTATTATTGTCTGTAATCTTTATAACATTGTTCATCTTTGCATCTTTAATTTATTCTTCAATATAATTTTTGACAGATTGCGGGTATCTTCTATATCAATTACAATATACTCACCATCAATAAACGCAGATAACGATTCTCCATATAATTGTTCTAATGCTTCAAGATTTCCATTGCCTGCAAGATAGGTTATTTTCTTATGGTTAAATCTCCATCGAATTAAATTTTCAAATTTGGTTTCAGCAAATCCACTCTTTGATCTATATTCTTGACCAACATCGTCAATAATTAACACCCTTCTTGATGCAAGAAAATTAACCCACGTTGTATCTTCATCATACATTGAACCTTTCATAAAATAATCCATCAATTTAGGCAAGGTTACATAATAAACAGAATTTTCTATATATTTTTCAATTATATAATTTGCTATTGCATGCAATATCCACGTTTTACCTACTCGATAAGAACTATACAGATATATATTGAAACGTTCCTTATAAAATTTATCTTTCGATATCTCCATAAATTTTCGGCGCAGTATACGTAACTCCCGCGCCGAATCTTTTCGTAATTTACTAAAAGAAGCATCCGCATATCGTGGAAGAAATCCATATGCAGATTTACTCATAATAATTTCTCTGTTACTTTAAACAATTCAGTATCAATTTCAATACGTCTTTCAATTTCATAATTCTGGGACATTCTCGTTCCGGCAGAAACGAATTTCCATCCTGAAACAATATCCGCTATTTCAATAGTGTTATAGGTTTTATTAAGATAATCCCAAATTTCTTCACATAATTTTTTAGTTATTATCTTTGATTCTTTCGGCAATTTTTCAAGAATAGTTTCCTTTGCATTGACAATATTTACATTATGTAACAAATCATAATATTTCTGCCAGAAATGTGTCTGGTTATTCATCCATTCACGAAATCTTTCAAAATTAAATTGCACATTACCAACATGTCGAGAATATAAAAATTGTCCATCATTAATTGCTCGTACTAAACCGTTTGAACATATCATTTCATATAACATAGAATTAATAGTAATGGCATGTTTTCCAGTTTGCCCATTCGATACTTGTACACCTGTAAATATACCTTTATCTCTATCAGATATTTTTACTATAGGCGATCTTAAATAAAAATAATCATATGACATAGCCGCATATATTTTTCCATCATATGAAATATTTCCTAAATCCTGAATAGCGTTTGCTAAATCGGAATGATTAATAGGCCGATATTTATCAGATAAAAATGCAATCATCTCATTTGAATCTTTTTTAGAACGAATTAAAAAAGATTTATCTGTTAAATTTTTACCTATCAATTCATTCACCGCAGATTGTCGTGTATCAGTAGGTATTATTTTAACAACTTGGGAACTTAATTTTGGATGAACAGTTCTGCAAAATTGTTCAAGCGACCAATCATTAAATTTCCATCTTTGATCCAATTTAATATTATGCAAATAGTTATCCCCGTTCTTAGCATAAAAATGTAAATCGGTATATTTACTATATGAATCTTCAGGTGTGAATGTCTGTGTCTTTGCAATTGCTTCTTCTACAGTTAATTGTAACATATTATGCTCCTTTTGGTTTATAAATAAATATTTCGGCTCGTGGTACAACTCTATCAATACAAGATGATACTATATAATTACGTATCAATACATCATTCTTAACAATACCATTTTTTTCCATTAAATCAAAAATCAATTCAATACTGGTATCGGCTCTTTTATCATTATAATACAATTCAAAATACCATAAGCAATCTCCGTTAGTTATTGGATATATTGATGCATACTCTTTGATATGTTTTATCTGTTTATTAAATATATTGGTATAACGTTGTGCAGATTTACCTAATATAAAAGTGTTTCCCGTGAATATCCGGGAGTTACTTTTTCTGGCGGGAGAACCGAAGATAATAAAATTATGAACTAAAGAATAATTTTTTTGAATGATTCTTTTTACTTTTAGACTCTTTTTCATACGAAACTGAATTCTTTCGTAAGCGTGTTAAGTGTTCAAAAAAAGAAAAACGAAATCCCCATAAAACACCAATTGTCGGATAACCATATATATTAAATTCTTTCTTTAATAAACTCCATCGTTTAATACATCGGACTATGTATTTATAAGATTGTTTCTTTCCTTGTTCATCAATTAATTTTTTTAACAACGATAGGTCTTTTAAATTAAATCTTGGAGGTTCAACATCAAACTCTTGTTCAAACATATTACGATAAAGCTCAAACAATGTTTTAGCATTAATCTTTGACGGAATTTTTTTCATAAATGCTCCAATATAAATATTATTCTTTGGCTGCTCTTATACGTTTTCTCGGTCTTTGGGAAGGATAATCTGTAACTTTCTTTGTAGATGCCTTTTTCATCATAGTATGAAAATCTTTTTCAGTACCACCACGTTTAATTATTTCATCAAGAATTTCCGACCGGACATTCTCTAATCCGTGTTCAAAAAATTTACGATAAATCATTTCCTTACTAAACACTTGTCCTCCTACTTCAATAAGGGCAATAACATCTTCACCATTTAAAAATTTAGGGATGAACACTGTCCTTCTAATATCTTGCATAAATTTGTTCTCCAATTAATGTATCAGGAATGTAATATTATAAATATATGCAAATAACACGAAAAAAGCAACATTCGCAATAATTATTTTTTTACGAAAAACAACAGAATTTTTACATCCCTTGTCTACGTATATATTTGTTCTTCTTTATAAGGTCGGCACTAAAAAACATACAGGAATGAATTGTATCTACAGCTTTATTAACGGCGTTATAATATAGAATATTACGTATATAATATTCTTCTTTATTTATAACAACTTTATCTTTCTCGGATGGCTGTATGTCGTTTTGTTTAAATGCAGTTGAAGAGAATAAAGCTTCGGCTTTCCATGATACATCAATAAAATCTTCCCGAATATTATCACTCGATACTAAAAAACAATAGGCTTTTACCGGTAGGTCATAAGTATTGTCATCTTTATTATACACAAAATAAAAGACAGGAAAACCAATATTCTCTATCATTTTTTTAAAATCAAATGTAGTAATATCGGTTGTTTGTCTATCAAGAACATCATATTTAAAAATATTTTGCTTTCTCATGATGCTTCTACAGATTCAGGTTTCTTATATGTTATTGTTTTTTCATCACCTTTTTTAATATTGTTTGTTGATTCTACATATAATGTATATGTATATATTCCATCTTCATCAACATCTTTATCAATATATTCTGTGTCGGCAATTTTAGTATAATTAACAATTACTGTTTTTGTAGTGGATGTCTTTTTTTGAATAAAATGTCCTCTATAGTCATCAAGCATACGATAATAAATTCGTATACGAACACCTTCTTCAACATTATCAATTTCCCATGGTAATATATCCGGTGACTTTGCAAATATAGATGGAATTACTCTATCCTTTATTTGATCATAACGTCGGATAACACCAACAGTAATTGCACCTCCAATGTCTTGTATTTCGGCTTCTTCTAATAAATTTTTAAGTGCCTCTTCGAGTGCTTTTGCAACTTCAAGTAATTCGGAAGGCCCAATCTTTTCAACTCCGGTATCTCGCATTTGGTATTTAACATACCGAGTTGAATCCATCACTAAATCGTATGTTAAAGATATTCGCGCCTTTAATATAATAATACGTGTTTCTAAATCGGTCAATATATTAAAGGACTGTCTTTTACCTTTGAATGTTTCAATAAATGAATCTTTTAATGCATTATATAATTCATCGGGTGTCCATATATATTGATCCTTTAAATCAACTTCTTGACCGCTTACAGCAGGCTCAGTAGGATTATCGCCTACAGCACTGCGCAAGCGGTCAATAAGTTCTTTTTCAAGAGCCGTATATTTATCTTTATCCGGCATTATACAACATATCCACTCTTACGAAGAATTGATGCAACATATCTTGTTATGCGGAGTGTCTCACCTTTCTTTCCACTATAACGATTTCCGGCAATATAAAGATTTTGAAAGTTTTCAATTACCTTTACGGTTTCAAGAACACCCTGTTGTTCAACTTTCGGTTTTTCAACAGTAGGTGCTTTTTGTTTTTCAACAGTAGCATCTGGTTGTTTCACATCTTCCTGTTTTTGTAGAAGGTCATTTTGTTTTTCAACAGCAGGTGCTTCTTGTTGCTTCGTTGTATCTTTCTTTGCTTTATCTTGCTTAGCCATAAAAAATTCTCCAGAATTAATTAAACATATTATGATGTTACAACAATGTAAATATTTTCATCATTGATCTTGGCTGCGCCATGAATTGCATACCATGCAAGACCCCGTTTACGTCCAAAAGTACCAAAGCCCGGATCTTCACGAAGTTCAACAGGTAATGCAATAGCCCATCCATAAGCACGCTCACCGAATATTGCACCTTTATACAAATTAACAGCATTGGTTTCACCTGATGCATATTCATATCCTGAAACAAGAGAAGCATCATATCCGGGGTCGGTATCGGGAGCTTCGCCGTTCGGTACATTTGATGTTTCAATAAAACGAACACCATTATACTCACCAACTTCACCTTTGAAAATCAATTCAGGATATGCATATTGCTTAATAGAAATCATTGCGCTCTTAACAGTCTTTAATTGATGCGGATGGAAGAACCCTACATAATATTCTCCATTTGCATCAACATACTTCAAGACGTTTCCAGTTGCAAGCAATGTCACAACTTCATCAATGTCGTCTAAATCAAGTGTATCATTTACATCAATTGCTTGTTGATCTGCGGACTCTCCAGCAAGATAATGTTGCGTTCCGCTAAACAATGCATCACGTAACATTATATCTGTTACGATAGCATAATCACGACCGAGCAATATTGAAGCGTTGCTCATTTCATCCATAAAGGATAAGGTCATAAACTTTGCAGTAAGACCGACAGCGTTTCCATATTCATCGACCTGAATAGGAATATTTGTTTTTGACATGGACTTGCGAACAAGATCATCTTCTTCATTAATCTTGCCGCCTCTTTCAAGGTTTCCATATTTTGGAAAGGTTATTGTATCACCTGGTTCTGCCTGTAAATCAGTTCTTACAACGGCAAACTGATCATAACGCATAACAGGCATTGCTTCAAACAAAACATCATTTGTATGAAGCTTTAAGATATTTTCAGGTATACCAACAACCTGTCCTGCGGTAGTTGTTCCGGTATATCGATCTGGCATAATGTAAGTCTCCTTTAATAATTATTCTTAAATAATTGCTTTCGGAAGCATATTAAAGTTGACTTACAATTATAATTATATTCTTCAAATAAAGTTTTCATCTATTACTGCGAAATATGCTACTAATACTTCCTAATGATTGTGTTGTGATTAACTTTGTTCGACAGGAAAACCTGCTTGCGCATACGCTTTACGAAGTAATTCATTCTTTTTCTTCTTCCAACCATTCATGTCATCATGTGAGCGTAAACGATTAATTTCAATCGGTTGATTTTCCTCTTCTTCTTTTTTACGTTGACTCTGAACTTCTTCTTCGGAAGGCAGGTTCAAATCCTTACGAAAATCTTGTACAATTCGACTGTATTCTTCTTTCGCTTTTTCAAAAGAATTTTTTAGTTCTTCTTCGGTATTACCTTGAACCATTCCTTCGATTACCTTCCCTTTTGCAGAAGTAATCAAATCCTTACGAAAATTTTCAAGACGCTCTTTTTTAAGTTCTTTTTCAACAACTTCTGCCCGATTCATAGCTTCGGCAGTAGCGTCTTCCATTGCAGTTAATTTTTTCTGTAAAACATTGATTGTTTCATTGATTGCACTCTCTTGTTTCGTAGTATCTTCTTTAGAAACAGATAACTCTTTTACTTTATCCTGCAATTTTGTTATCTCTTTATAAAGTTGATCCTTTGAAATTTTTGCACCGCGCTTAATAGCATCATTAATTAATTCTTTTACCTCATCTGGCGAATACTTCTTTTTGTTATCAAGTTCTACCTTATTTTGTTCTAAAGCAGTTTTGACAACATCTTCGAGCATGTTTTTTGTTTCTTCATCCTTCGTTTTTTTATCCGCTTCTTCTTTTGCTTTTCGGTCAGCATCTTCCTTCGCTTTCTTTTCAGCTTCCGATTTTTCAGCGGCTTCACTTTCTTGCTTTAATTGTTCTTCGGTTTTTTCAGTCATAATTAAATTCTCCTTATAATAAAATTAAATATTATAAAATACCTTTCTTTCGCATAGCACTTTGCATATGCTTAGCATATAATTCAGGATTCCACTTATCAGGCATTTTTTTACCGGTATATTTTTGATAAAGACGTTCCTGATTAGGGCCTGAACCGCTTCTAACTATTTCAATATCCTTTTTTGCTCTTGTTTTATTAAAACCTTTTTTACGACCTCCACCTCCTCCACCAATGGGTATTCACCTCTTTTTATTAACTGCTACGCCCGCGTTTCGGATTACGAAAACTCCGAAGATTAGATGCTTGATTAAAATCAGTATTAACCGTATGTTTAGGAACCTTCGCCATATTTCGTTTTGATACAGGTGCAGATGTACCATTACTCTTTACATCTTTAGCACGGTTCCCGCTTTTCGGTACTTTAAATTTATTCGCTTTATTTCTTGGCATAATAAAATCACCTCTCTTTTATTAACTGCTACGGCGTGTTGAACGTCCGCCTTTCAATGGATTATTATAGTGACGCAAATTTGCGTTACCTTCAAAGTTTTCCGAAATAGAATGTTTCGGAACATCTGTCAAATCTCCTTGTGCAACAGGAACAGTAACCGAAGTAGAACGAGCGTCAGTATCTTTTTTCTGTCCAGGCGGTATTAAGGTATCGTCCTTAAATTTGTTTACTTCTTGTTCAGTTTTTCGTGCCATAACTATACACTCCTTTATATTAAATGAATTAAAATAAAATTAACCTATTCGTCTGGTAGACAAATCATATTTTATCTTTGTACCAAATTTTTTATTGTACTTACCAATCATTCTCATACCACGGTCAAAATGCGGCATACCTATTCCTCTGGAATTTTGAAATGATTTCTTAAGATTACTTAAAGCAGTTTTTTTATTACCACTTTTAATAGCAGAATTAAAACCACTAATACTTTGTTTATATGCCTTTACTTTTTTAGCTCTTTCTGCTCTTCTCTCTCCTTTTGTCTTCTTACCTGGCATCTTATTTCCACTTCCAGTAACAAAAAGTCTTCTTCCTCCTACTGTTATCCATCGACCTTCCCCACCCGATTTCTTTGGCATAATTATTCACCTCCTCGCGGACCCGCTCCTTGATTATATGGAGCTTTATAAGTCCTTTGATTTGAAATATCTCCAACCTGGGGAGTATCTGGATCACCAACATGTAAAGGAACGCCAACCTCTGTTATTTCCTGTTTTGTTATAACAGTAAGAGTGGTTCCTGAATCTTGCGAATCTACACGTTGTCCTAAATCATCTGATGGAACAACCTTATCGTTCGCAGGTAAATTCCGTGCAATTTCAAACATTGTTGCACTCTTCTTACTAACTGCTTTTTCAAGACCTTTATTCATAACGTACTCCTTTATTAAAGATTTATTATAATAATACATAATTTCAATATCTTATGTCAACTATTTTTTCTTGTCTTTTAAGCCAATGGCTTTTTTATTTATACAAGAACCAAATTTAATATTTTTTTCAGGTTTTTTTCTTTTAGGCATAATTAATCTTCCTCTTTCTCTGTTTCTTCAATTTCATTTTCTTCTTCATTGTCATCACTATCAGGTACTTTACGTTTAGATACCTCAACGTCATTTCCACCAATAGTTAACTTTGATTTTTCTTTATGTTCTGGCATGTTTAATCTCCTTACATAATGAACATTTACAAGTTTTATATCTGTAATCAAAATAACTAAATGTTAATTCTTCATCTTTTTCAATATCTCTTTTTGCATATAACCACATCCTATACATAATCATATTCGGGTCACAACTATGATTAGCATACTTTATTAATCCTTCCGGCATTATACCAAAATTATTAAGATGTAATATATATTTCAATTCTTGTTTTTTTATTTCTCCATTAAGTCTTTCATTCAGAAGATGAAAACCTTTAAATTCAATTATTTTTGCGCCTCTTGGTATTTTACAATTTGTGAATAAACCCTTACCTTGAATAATAGATTTATCAAGGTATAAATTTTTTTCATACGAATAAAACTTCGGTTCTTTTTCTAATAACGTTTGAAAATCATCCTTATACAATAATTTCTTTAAAGTATTTTTCTTAAATGTAAAAAGAGTCATCCACGGTTCAAGCATATCGTTTAATTCACAGCAATTTTCTTTAATGCTTAAAAAATCAATATCTAATACTCCTTCATCATTTATAAATAAAGGATATAAGCTATAACAACCTCTTCCACATAGACAACCGTATACATAAGAAAAAATCGCAGGATTAAAACCTTTAATCCGCATCTTCATATTATTCTCCATTATAAATTATTATCATCTTTTTGTTCTTCTTTTTTTTCTTCTTTTCATTGGCATACGTCCTCCTTCATCTCCACCAACAGGAATAACTCTTCCACCTACAGTAATAAAACGGGTTTCACCGCTCCCTTTTTTACCCTTTCTTCTTTTTGTCGGTCTACCGGAAGCTTTATCTTCCCATCTTTCTCTATTAGCTGCTGCTGCTGAAGCCATTATTTTATATCTTCTTCCTTTTGGCATAATTTAACCTCCTTCATTTATTTGTTGTTCATGTCTAATGGATTCTCGTTCACCTTTTAAATCAGGGTCGCCTTCAAGGCCTGTTTTATCAGTCATAGTCATTTCAGAATTTTCAAATTTTTCTCTTTCTTCTTCGGACATACCTTCTTGTCCGGGCGGTATGGGCTGTTCGGGTTGTAGTTCCTTTTGTAATTCATGTTTTCTTTTTTTCTCTTCGGCTATTTCACGTTCCATTAAAAATGATTCTTTTTCGGTCATACCTGTATA